GTAACGGCGTAGTTGGGAAAAGGGTTTTAGGGTCTGCCGCTTTTAGTGCTACTTCAGACTTCGCTGCTGCGAGTGCTTTAGGAGATTACTATACAAAGACTGAAACGAATGGGTTTTTGAATCTCAAAGCTAACTTAGCTAGCCCTGTATTTACAGGTACGCCTACAGCGCCTAACTTAACTCTTACGGCTTTATCTCCTTACAGCGGCTCAGATGTAACCGCTTTGATGATTAAGAGTAACGGCGTAGTTGGGAAAAGGGTTTTAGGTACTGCCGCTTTTAGTGCTACGAGTGCTTTCGCTGCTGCGAGTGCTTTAGGAGATTACTATACAAAGACTGAAACGAATGGGTTTTTGAATCTCAAAGCTAACTTAGCTAGCCCTACGTTTACAGGTAATGTAAGTATTGCCGAAAAATTAATACATACTGGAGATACAAATACTTATATACAATTTCCTTCCACTAATGATAAAATTGTTTTTGCAACAAATGGAAGTGATGTTTTAACATTAGACGCTGCAAACACTGCGACTTTTGCAGGTAATATCAAACTACCTGACGCGACTGGTAGCGGACAAGGTATTCTATTTTTCGGTGCGAGCAACGACTTACAGGTTTACCATGATGGTTCTAATAGTGTTCTAAATAACACAACAGGCAACCTACAGATTTATAACAACGCTGATGACGGGGATATACAATTTATATCTGATGACGGCTCAGGTGGTGTAACAGAATACTTACGACTAGATGGTGGCGATGCAAGAATGTATGCATCAAGAGAAATTAGATTTGTAGATGGTGTCGCTTCTAAATATGGAAACAATGGGGATTTAGGAATCTTCCATGACGGCACAAACTCATATTTAGAGAATACTACAGGACACATCTACATTAGAAACCTTGCTGACGATAAGAGTATTATCTTCCAAAACGATAATGGTTCTGGTGGTTATGAAAATTATTTTGAGTTACAGGGGGGTGCTGGCGGTGCTTTCCCGTTTACAGTATTTCCTGATTCGTCGCATTTAGTATTTGGTAACGGCCATGATTTTAGAATTTATCATAATGGTATAAGTTATTTCGATAACTTTTCTGGTAATATAGAAATAAGACAGTTTACTAATGATGCTGATATTATTTTTAAATCAGATGATGGATTTGGTGGCATAACAGAATACTTAAGAATAGATGGAGGCTCAACGACTCTTCAAGCCTACAAAGATCTCTTAATTGCTAATGACACAGCCAAGCTCAAACTTGGCGCAAGTCAGGATCTCCAGATATTCCATGATGGTAGTAATTCCTACATTCAAGATACTGGGACAGGTAATTTAAATATACAAAGCAACAGCTTAAGATTACTGGGAGCAGATTCTTCTGCTATGTTGGTCGCTCATCAAGGTGGTGCGGTAAACTTATACCATAATGGTTCTGCAAAATTAGAGACAACATCTAGCGGTATTTATGTTGCTGGTAATATTCAACTACTTGATTCGTCTAGCACTAGTTTCGGAAGGATAACTTTCGGTCATGGTAACGATTTACAAATCTACCATGATGGTTCAGATAGCTATATAAAAGACGTTGGAACTGGCGAGTTAAGAATATCAGGTTCTGCTACAAGAATTTATGATGCTGATATGAGCAGCCTTCAAGCAGAGTTTAAAGATGGAGGTTCTGTAGATTTATATTATGACAGTAATAAGAAGTTCGCCACCACGATTGACGGAATCCAGTTGTATGGGAATGGTTATTTGGATATGCCTGATAATGGGCGTATTCGGATGGGGGCAAGTTATGACTTAGCAATCTACCATGATGCTTCACATAGTTACATAGATGAGGTAGGCGCTGGTGACTTAAGAATAAGATCTAATAGTGCAACAGCTTTACTTTCGAGTACCAACGAAAATATGCTTGTAGCGATAGCTAATGGTGCTGTTGAACTTTACTTCGACAATTCCAAGAAGCTGCAAACAGAAACTTGGGGTGTGTCCCTAACGGGCAGCACAGTCTCATCTGGTAATGTTTATTCTGGCGGCCCTGCTGGATTTGTCTTTGGATCATCAACTTCTGAAGGAGAATACATTTATAGGAATGGCAACGACATCAGGGTCTTCGCAGGTGGGGCTGATAGACTAACGGTTGATGGGGATGGCGGCAGAGTAGGCATAGGAACGACTAACCCTGATGCCAGCACATTATTACATGTTCAAGGTGTAATAGGTACGACCAACGGTTCAGCGGCTGCACCAACACACAGTTTTTACGGAGATCCTGATAACGGGATGTTCCGTGCCGCTGCAAATGCTTTAGGTTTCTCTACATCAGGTACAGAAAGAATGCGTATTAGTTCCACTGGAGAAGTAGTTATTTATAGTGGTCAATTAAGTGTAACAAATTCAACTGGCGCTCAATTACAAGTCTCTGGGTGGAGTGATAGAGTGGGATCAAACAACAGTGCTAATGGGACAATCTATATTGGCAATACCGCTGCATACAGAGGTGTTATTGATTACGACGCAGCTTCTACAGGAAACTTAATAATAAGTAACACTTGGAATAATGCTAATGGAGATATAGTTTTTAAAACTGCAACGGCAGATACAGCCATAGAGGGTTTAAGAATAAAGGGGGGAGGCAACGTCGGTATAGGAGTAACTGACCCTGATGCCAAATTAGAAATCATTGGATCAGGGACAGGAAGTGGGGCGGCTCTACGAGTTAGGAATAGTTCTAATACTGAACTTCTGCAAGTTACAGATAGTGGTGTAGTAACAGTTCCGCAAGGCTATTTTTATGTTAGTTCTGGTGGAGGAGCTTATGTCCAAAATGCCTTACGAGTTAGAGGTTCGCTTTTAAATGACCAAGGCACTTTATCAATAACAGGCGACGTTCAATTTGATTCATACACGCTGTTTGTGGATAGCGCATACGATAGAGTTGGCGTAGGATCAAGTAGCCCGTCTTACAAACTAGATGTCAACGGCGGTATCCGCGCTGGTGGTAAGGTCACATACCATAAGTCTGCTGGTTCCCTCACCACGACTGGCTATGCAGTGGCTGGATTAACTAGCTTCCCAGCGGGTAATGGAGCTTCTGCTGGCTTCACGTTCACCTGCTTCGGGCATACTGGAGATTACCAAAAGATTGTTTACAGTTGTTACAATGTTAGTGGGACATGGAACACCCAAAAGGTAATCGACGAAGGAACAAACGATTTTGATGTAACCGCATCAGCTAACGGGTCCACCATAACCTTTACATTCAAATCTAGATCAGGGACAAAGAGCTACACACCAAGAGTATCAGTAGAAGCATTCGGAAGCTCCATCAACAACACTTACGCTTAATTTTTTAAAGATGCCAACAAGGAACATAAATTCAGATCTTAAGGTCAACGCAAATTTAACTCTACCAAGTTTACCCACTTATAGCGGTTCACAAGTTACGGCGTTGATGATCGCTGGTGCTGATGTAGTCGGCAAGAGAGCTTTAGGAACTAACGCCTTCAACAGCACATCCTACTTACCACTAGCAGGTGGTAATATGACTGGTGATATAAACTTAGGGACAGGCAAAAATATTTATATGTCTGGTACTAGTGGTTTGAGGTTTGTACACGATGGTAGTAACGGGAATGTTATTAGCGGTACTGGCGACTTAAACATATCAAACGGAGCTTCTGACAAAGACATAAAATTTAAAGGTAATGATGGTGGTTCTTCCTTCACAGCTCTTACCCTCGATATGTCAGCAGGTGGTAATGCAATTTTTAATGGTTATGTAGTTACAAGTCTTGTTTATGGCAATACCGATTTAAACTTGGGGTATGCTGGGGGAACAAGTGGCATATTTATTAAAGGCAGCACCGCTCTAGCAGGTAACGTTGGTATAGGAACAACACACCCTCAAGCGAAGCTTCATATCGACGATAACGCTTCTCTTGGGACAGGTCTTTTGGTAACTGGAGGAGGTCAAGGAGGTCCATTAGCCAAATTTACCCGTGATGTTGGAGGTAGTGGATCGATAGAGATAAATTCAAGCGGCAGTGACCCTCAAATACAATTCGCTTCATCATCAAATACTTTTTCTTTAGGAACTAATTCTAGCACATTTGAAATTTGCGACAATAACGTTGTAGGTAATAATACACGATTAAGCATCAATTCTTCTGGCAACGTTGGCATAGGAACAAATAATCCAACCAGTATTCTAGATATACGAGATACGCAAACAGGCGGTGCTTCTGAAATTAAGTTGTTTAATCTCGACCAAGGTAATACTACCACGCAGACTTCTGCGTTAAGGATGTCTCCAGATCTTCGTGCAAACGGAGTAGCAATTTCAGCAGTAAAAGAAAATGCAGATTTCTCTTCGTCTGCCAATAAAGATGTAGCGATTACTTTCTCGCCTGTTTTAAATAACGCAGCGGCAGAAAAAATGCGGATTACTTCTGCGGGTAACGTTGGTATAGGAACAACGAGTCCTGATAGACCATTAACAATAAATTCAGATACTTCACATAGGGCTATAAGAATTTTAGAGAATGATTCAGCAAATGAAAGTTGGGATATCGGAGTTGGTGTTGATGGCGACCTTAATTTTTTCAATAGTGCTAACGCAAATCCAACAGTAATATTTTCAGATAGCGGCAACGTTGGTATAGGAACAACCTCAGTAGACGAAAAATTACACGTTCAAGGTAACATAAAGTCTAACCATATATATGCTGAAACCTATCGTTCATCAAGAACCGATGGGGAAATATATATTCAAGCAGCAACATCTAATGATTTTGTATCAATAGGCACTGAGGGTGGTAATAACAATATATTAAGAGTTCAAGGTGATGGCAACGTTGGTATAGGAACAACGAGTCCAGCGTATAGACTTCATGTCTCTGGTACTATAGGATTGACTTCAAGTCTATACTTTACAAACAACACGGCGGGTATACAAGTAGGAGGTTCTTGGGGTAACGGCGTTTTGAATTTCAGAAATGGGGTAACGACTGCTATTACGTTTGATGTTCCAAATAATAGAATACAAAACAATCTTGGTAAATATTTAACTGCTTCCAGTGGTACTGGGCAATTTGGAACTCTAGATAATCAATCAGTAGCTATTGTTGCTAATAATTCTACGAAAATGACCATCCTAAGCGGTGGTAACGTTGGTATAGGAACAGTTAGTCCAGCAGAAAAATTAGAAGTTGCGGGCAATATACTAGCTAAAGACAGTGGAGTTCTAGCGGGGGCTAATGGTGCTAAAGATGGATTTATATTCCATGATCTGTATACAGGTGGGGGTAATTATTATGGGTATAAAGGATTTACTGGGCCATCAAGACTTTCAATAGTTACTAACGGAATTGAAGGTTTAACTATTGATGCTAACAGTAACGTTGGTATAGGTGTAGGGGGAACTAATCCCGACGCTAGGTTAAGGTTAAAGGGCGCTGGCGGCTCATCAGGTCTGACCTTTAAGACAACTGACTTTTCTAATAACGAAATTTTCTACATTATGGACGGGGGAAGAGTAGGTGTAAGGTATTGGCCATTTTCAATAGGTGTCCCTAGCACAACATCTCTTGCAACAAATGCTTCCTTCCAAGTAGAAGAAGCAGGTTTACTGACTGTGTTAACCACAGGCAACGTTGGTATAGGAACAACGACTCCAGCAAAAAAATTAGAAGTTAATTCTGGTTCAGGAAACACAGACGGTATTAGAATTACTGGTAGTGGAGCAAATACATCACTTATAATTAATAATACTGGTAGTAATGGAGTTGCTTGGGACATAACTTCAACAGGTGGAGGTCATGGATATGGAGATGGTTCATTAAATTTCGGAGTAGCTTTTGGTCTGCCGAAAATGAAAATAACCAACACTGGTAACGTTGGTATAGGGACAACGAGTCCAGCAGCTAAACTCCAAGTCTACTCTACTGCAACACGGGATATTTTTATTAGTGGACACGGAACACAAGCTCAAAATGATTGGACTGGTGAACATGCATTTTTCATAAGTGCGGGTCAAGGTGTTATAATAGGTAAAGCTAACGCTAATAACAATACAAACAGATTACATATACTATATAACGATAGTAGCGGGAATGCTAATTACCTTGCTTATAATACTAGCAATACAGCTAAAATTCACTTAAATACTAATGGTAATTCTTATTTAAATGGCGGTAACGTTGGCATAGGTACAATTAGTCCTTCTTATCCATTAGAAGTAGCTAATGCAGCTAGTGTATCAATAGCTTACCTACGAACAGGAGCTTCTGCAAAAAAATGGGGCTTCCATTCAGATAATGCAAATACCTATTGGCAAAATTTAACTGATAATATATTAGCTTTAACTGTATCCAATGCTGGTAACGTTGGTATCGGAGCAATTTATCCAGCTACAAAACTTCATCTAGCTGAAACTACAGATGTTTACCTTACTTTAGAATCAACGTCTACAGGCACTCCAGAAGAAGTTGCTGTTAAATATAACAACTACTCGACAGGCTCTAACTACTGGTGGCAAGGCTTAAATCAGTCTGCAAACTGGTCGCTAGGTTATGGAACGTCTTTTGGAGGTGAGACTACAAAATTATTTGTAAATACTGACGGTAACGTTGGTATAGGAACGACGAGTCCAGATGCTAAATTGGTAGCATCTGGGATTGTAGATGGTGATTTCACAGCTCTTAGGTTAATGAACCAAAAGACTTATGGTTCAGGTACTGGTACAAACGAAAAAGTAAGGTTTGTAATGGGTATCTCTGAAAACGGTCATAATTTTAGCGCGAGAGAAGGTTTTGCAATAGATGTTGGGATTATTAATGAAAGTGATTCTAGTAACACTATTGTTAATTTTGGAGTAAGAGATGGAGGTACATTAGGTACATATCAAACCGTTAATGGCCATAATAAATCAGTTGATTTTGTAGGTAACGTAACTGTTGGGGGAGTTATACAATGCTCAGGCTCAGGAGCTTCAAGTTTTACAGGTGGTGTAAATGTTGGGGGAGCTTTAAATATTAATTCAGGTTCATCAATACACGGAACTATTTCATCTAGTAGTGGTTCACTGACGTTAAATGCTAGAAATACAGCTATTATGCTATTTCAGTCAGGTGGTTCTGAAAAAATGCGTATCGCTTCGAGCGGCAACGTTGGTATAGGAACAACTAGTCCGACAAATATACTTCATACTTATACATCATCAAATACTGTTGGACGATTTGAGTCTTCTGATTCTGACGCTCATATTAGAATCAATGATAATGCTGATTCTTTGTATGTTGGAACTCAAAGTCAAAGAGGGTATATTGGTAGCACTAGTGCTAACAGTAATAGTAATCTAACTATTGATCTTACTAACGGTAACGTTGGTATAGGAACAACTAGTCCAGCAAGTAAACTTGAAGTAAACGGTCAATTTAGAGTTGTTGGAGCGCAAATGATAGGAAACTCCGCAACATCTAATGTTGTGACAAGTGGGGTTCAGCTACATGTTAAAAACACTGGAGAAGCTAAGATAAGATTAGAAGACAGTGACTCAAGCAATTTAGCTTTTGATTTACTTGTTAATAAGGGAGTTGGGTTTTCCATAAAAGAAACGGTGGGAGGTGATTCGGGAGATGACACTAGATTGTTTATACAGGAAACTTCTGGCAACGTTGGTATAGGAACAGATAGTCCAAAAGGCAAATTAAATGTTCTAGATGGCACTTCTGGTTCATACTCTCCTGATTCTGAAGCAGATACAATGGTTATTGAATCGTCAGTAGCAGGAGGTATATCACTTATTGGTACAGGTAGTGGAAGCGCACAGAAACAAAAATTAGTATTTGGAACTACAGGAGACACCACTGGCGCAGTTGTAATGCACGATCCTAATAATAGTTTTATGTCTGTTGGTACTACAACTGCTAGCAATTACTTAAAGCTCCTTACTGGTGATAGCACAGAAGCTATGCGTTTAGCTGCTAACGGAAACGTTGGTATAGGGACAACGAGTCCAGCTACAAAACTACATGTCGAAGGGACTATCGCCCACAAAGTTTACACCGTGTCTACGCTGCCGTCAGCTTCGCCAGCGGGTCAACGAGCCTTCGTGAGTGACTCCTCCTATAGCGTGTCACAAGCACATGGATTAGTTACTGTCGGGTCAGGGTCTAATTTCTGCCCAATGTATTCTGACGGGACTAACTGGAGAGTGGGCTAAACAATTTTTTAACCAAACCAAACAAAACTATGCCAATAGAAAACCAAAATCCGCTGGTAATACCAGCCGAAGCCGAAAAGACACTCTCACAAACTTGGGTGTCCTCACTAAGTGTAAACGTCCCTACCGCCTCAGATGGGTCACTCTATATGCAGCTACGCCCGTGCGACGCTGCGACTGGAGAGATCGCTGATGAAGAATATGCGAAAGGTTTACACCTAAGTTTCTGGGAAGTCATCTCAGAGGTGCCGGAAGCCGCCGCCGCGATGCAGTCTGTATTCGACGCGGTTCCTGCTATCGAAGCATTCTACGATGCTAAGATGGCTCCACTAGAACCGCAGCCAGAGCCAGAGCCAGAGCCAGAGCCAGAGCCAGAGCCAGAGCCAGAGCCAGAGCCAGAGCCAGAGCCAGTTGAAGAAGAAGAAGACGAAGAAACGCTTGCAACCGACGAAGAATAATGCAAATCTTTCTTCCGTATGGAAGATAATATCGAACTTACTCTAAACGCTAACGAAGCCAACGCACTCATCAAGTTGATCGATCTTGCGACGAAAGCCGCAGGACTTCAAGTCGCTGAAGCCGCTGTTCACCTTACTAAGAAGCTCCAAGAAGCTGGAGCCTCTCTGCAAGAAGAAGCTGCTGCTGAAGAAGGTGAGGGTGAAGGCGGAGAAGCCTAAAACCTAATCACATCATGGCCCTTAATCCCTCCCCGCAACGACAGTCAGTCGTTACATTCCCTACACCGAATGTTAACGACATCCTCTTTTTTGAAACCGTTGATGCGGAGAGGGTTGGGCCTGATGTTCCTAAATACGGGTCTAGCCACCCCGACTACAAAAAGTGGCCAAACCATCGACTGGTTAGCGTCCAATCAGTGGACGAGCAGAGTAGATATTACCGTTACTACTATGCGGCTGATCAGCTAGAGCAGGACAACGACAACTGGTCTTACAGTGAGGCTGATATCGGCGGCACTAAGTTTGACGCTGTTTCTCGCGACTACGTAATCCGTCGTAGCGAGTTTAGCTCTACCGTTCCTGCAATGGGAGCGGCGATGCCTGATACTCCAACAGGCAAGTTCAGTGGCACGCACGTTCTAGCCCAACGGAAACAGATTCCTATTAACGACAAGATTCTAAACGGCTTGTATGTTATCGAGCAACGGGTCTACGTGAAGAAGATTCCGTTGTCTCGTCTAGACTTTGACGAATTCTTCCAGACGACAAACGAGACTAAGCAAATTCTTTATCATAAGGGAGAAGCTGTAGCAGGGTCTACCATCGAAGCTTTAGCTGGTGCGCCAGACAACGCATACTGGGGCATGAACTCCGGCACGGTCCGCACAGTTCAGCAGTTGTCCGATAACTGGTATGCAGTAACAGAGAAAGAAGTTGTTAAGTGTCCTTCTGAGGGGATGCGATCTGATTTACAAACCGTAGCTAGGCAATCTATTGATTCAGCTATTTCAGGTAAAAAAGAAACTGACGGATCTCCATCTAGTAATGTTTTAAATTTGTTCAGTTCGTATGCGGCTCCGTCTAGTCTCGCCCGCAATACGAACTGTTGGGCGCATAACTTAAAAGGGGTTACTGGTTTTGTAGCTTGGAACGACAGGCCAACTGCGTCGCAGCAAAAACAATTTGGTGGAGTTGCCATAACTCCTCGCCACATACTGTTTACAAACCATGCTCAATATTATGACGGACGTTTGGAAAGAGCAAATACCCAAGCCAGTTTTGAGCATGGAGATATAGTTTATTTTTGTTCAAAGAATGGTGAGATCTATTCTCGTAGAATTTTGTCTATAGAAGCACACGCAGACGCTACGGGAGCGCCTTCTCATAATTGGGACTATGCTGTTGGTCTACTAGATTCTGATCTACCTTCTTCTATTGAAGTCGTAAAAGTTTTGCCTAAAGACGGCTATCAATATTTTCAAACTGATGAATTTACAGGTGCTGCTACTTGGACATCTCCGTCATCGAGCGGGGAAATAGTATTGGCGATGACAACTGATCAATATGAAAACGCGCATATTCGGAAGGTCCAGACTTTAGAATTTGGTAGCTTTGATCATAACAACCCTGACTCAAGTTATACAGAATTTACTTTAAATGATACAAGTTACTTACACACCGATTGGAGCGATACCCTAGAGGGTGGGGACTCTGGAAGTATTGCGACTATTGTCGTAGGGGATGAGTGTGTGCTACTCGGTGTCGTCGCGAGATCAAACGGCAAAGGACCATTTATTGGTTCACCGAAAAACTTCAAAGATCTGAATGAATTACTTACTAGAGTTGATGCAGAGTATGCAGCAGCTACGGCAGCTAAAACAGACGTGGCCGACTACTACAGCGACAATTATCAACTCCAAACCATAGATCTTAGCTTCGATTATAAGAGCTATCGTCCTGAAGAGCAGAGTCAGGGAATTGGGTGTGCGCGTCTTCGTTATGAAACTGTTATTACTTATTACTTCCCCCCAATATTGGCGGGAGTAGAATTTGATGTTTGGGAGTTACGTTCAGGAGGCGCAAGGACTTATCCTAGAGTGCAATACGAGAAAGGAAAGTTTCAAGGCCCGTGTAGGGCGGTAGTAGATATCAGTTGGAGTACGACTCAGCCATTTGGTTTAGCAGCAGCGGAGAAGCCGGAACCTGAAACTATTTCAATTACGAATCCTCTATTTACTTTAAACATCCCCCCAACACTACATGGGCCTGTTAACTTTACAGTTAGCACGGGGTCTAATGATGAGACGTGGGAACCGACTAATGCAATATATACCAAAGGAGCGACGAACGTCACGAGTTGGGAGCCTCATATAGCTTCCTCTGAAGTAAAACCTTTTAGAGGAGGTTGGTTAATGCAGACAACTACTGTCTACCCACCGTCATGAGTTCTGAAGACAATAGCTTGGATATAGAAGCACCTATCTCTTATGAGATGCCTGACGAAGGTTTGAGTGACTATACAGTGTCTCTTACGGACGCGGACGATACCCCTTTTGGTTCAGTTGTCCCAGAACCTCCAGCCTATAAGCCGTTTCCGTTTGCTCTACGCCCTGCTCCTAACAACAAGATCCATATCTACTTCGGTGTTCTCGTACATCAGATTAATAGAATGGTATTTGATACGGATGGGTTAGTGTCTCAAACTGGTTTATCCAGCCCACAAACGATAATCCCCTCTAACCTCGCCGCGGCTAAGAACCGCTTCAAGTTTTATGAGTTAGATTGGCGCGGAAATGTTTATCTTTATTGGGAAACTGATTCATCGGGCAGTGTAACTTTGTGTGAACTGAAAGGAGATGACGAGAATGACGAACCCCCAGAACAGCAAAGTTTACCTAATTCCAACGGCGGGAAGTTCTATGTTAAGGTCGGAAAAGTAGACGATAATGATATCGCAACACTAGACCAAAACATTTCGACTGATGTTTATTGGCTAACAGCTTTTGCCGTCAATCAAAGCGACATTGGATCATCTTCATCTTCATCTTCATCTTCGTCTTCGTCTTCGTCTTCGTCTTCGTCTTCGTCTTCGTCTTCATCTGGCTCTGACAAATCCACCGCTATTGTGCCTATGGATTGGCATGACAAAGGATACGGCGCGTTATTCACGATGGAGTCTAATGAGGTTCTCTTTGAATTTGTGATGAGAGACATACCATTAGAAGGAGCCAATACAGTAACCCGAATTGATGACAGGTTCTTAGCGGTATGTGAGCCGGACTCTATGACTGTTACAGGAATCTCTGGCGACAGGGCCGGATCAGTCGGAGCGGTGGTCGAGAAGAACAACGTAATTCTTTCGGCGTGGCCTTTATCTTTTTTACGGCCTTCTAAAGTAACTTTGAAACTTACCGGAACCCGTAAAGGATTTAGAGGGTTTGACATGCCTGAGCGTAGTAAAGAGCAGTTCATCGCTAACGAGAGGTTTATTAACTCAGCTTATCCTAGAGAATAAATGGCGGCACCGAACGGAAAGTGTAGGGCGCGGCTCGTCGTCACTGACGATGGGGTGAGCGGAGACCCCATCGACTTGTATTGGGACGACAGCGTTCAATATTATACTGCTGCTGCATCTTATACCCTTTATTGGAACGGTAGTTCGGAATGGATAATACTCGATGTGTTTTTCCAGCAATGGGAGGGAGGTTCCAGTGAAAATGATGCTTCGGGAACTTACACGAGCAGTAATTCGTCTTCGTCTTCGTCTTCCTCATCTACTGTAACCATAGAGGTTACCGTTCATGATTCCCCTTGTAGTCCTTCTAGTTCTAGCTCTTCTAGTTCTAGCTCTTCTAGTTCTAGTTCTTCTAGTTCTAGTTCTTCTAGTTCTAGTTCTTCTAGTTCTAGTTCTTCAGGATCATCAAAAAGTTCATCCTCAGTATCTGAAGGAGATGGAAACCCATGAAGAACCTAACGGACTGGTTTGACCGCGTTTACGTGATCAACTGCGCCCATAGACCGGAGCGCCTTGATGAGACGAAGAAGCATCTGGACGAGACTAGAATGGCAGACAACGACAAAGTCATTTACTATCCGGCGATTATTGGCGGCTGGACAACCTGTCCGGCTGATTGGGGGTCTGGCAGAGGAGCGTGGGGTTGCTTGCGTTCGCACCAAAGGATTCTGGAGGATGTCCTCCATACCAGAGATGACCGCTACAGCATCTCTCTGAACAACGTATTGGTGTTAGAAGACGACGTGATCTTCAAAAACGATTCGTTAGAGAAGCTTAACGAGTTCATGGAAGACGTGCCGGAGGATTGGGGGCAGATATATTTAGGCGGTCAACATCGCCGTGACCCTACACCTACTGAGTCTCCTAATGTGATTCTTGGTAATTCTGTAAACAGGACGCACGCCTACGCCGTTAACCAGCCTACTTTCACGTCGTTTTACCGCCATATATCGTATGCGACGGACTACCGTAACACGATTAAACATATCGACCATCAACTTGAAATGGCCCATCGCCGCAAGGATTGGCCAGTTTACTGCCCAAAAGAGTGGATTGTAGGACAACGGGCGGGTGTGTCAAACATCAGTGGTAAGACAAACGGTATACAGTTTTGGTAGTGTAAATGAAGAGTGGACAAACTATAATTGTTTTTGTAAAGCCATCCAGACGATGAGACTTATTGTTACATTCGCTATTGGAGGTATGCCTTGGGCGTCGGCTTCCATAGCGTCCATGCGGGACTATGCGAGCAAAGTGGGAGCAGACTTTCATGAGGTGAAGTGGTTCCCTGAAGAGTCGAGCAAGCCGTATAACGGCAACCCCGTCTGGGCTTTCGTTGACTTCCTGAAGCGGTTTCGAGAGCAGGATTATTACAAGGAAGTGTTGGTGTTGGACTGCGATGTCTTGATTCTTCCGAGCTGCCCTAACCTGTTTGAAACGAGAGGCGACCTAGTGTGCGCTCTAGATCAAGCGTGGACAACGAAAGACGATAGGTATAAGAAGTGGATCGCCGAACACTACCCTGACAGCACCGAGAACGCCTCCAGCATCGACGACCCCTATTTCAACGCAGGAGTATTACTGTTTCGTTTGGACGCTCTCTGCTCCCTTAACTTGGACCCGCCGTATCCCGACTCTTACGCCTACGACCAAGATTTCTTAAATATGCGTACGGCAGAGGCGGGTATTGACATTACTTGGATCGGGGAGGAATACAATCAACGTAACGTAGGCGACCGCCAATGGGCTATCGCCAACAACCATATATTACACTTCGTCGGCGGCGGTAAAGAGCAACTGACGGAGTATGCTGATTTCTTAGGGATATGCAAGGATTGGCGGTAGTGTAGATAAATAAGCCTATTTCTCAGTGATTGACTTTACTTTAGCCTAATTGTAAGGTTATCGCATGCCAGCTTTGACCGTAAAGGCCGTAACTAAAGCCTTATCTGAATACGTCCGGCCTGACGAAGATCTTGTAGCCAAGCTGAATCTAGTCATGCCCCGCCTCTACGCGATGGGGATGTGGAAGGATCTACTCTATGACTGGTCTATCGAGACTACGAACGATTATTTTGCGTTGCCAGAGCATTCTGAGAGCCTTTTAGGGGCTATGCTACAAGATTCTCCGGTAGAAGCTCGTTCTCAGTGGCATGATTACCGGATTGGGGGCTACGCGAAGGCTGGTCCCTCACCTATTTTTGGGGTCGTCGATGATGGTTACCACCCCACAAAAGAAGATATAATTTACAAAACTGTATCTGACGGGGATCGAATTGTAGTGAACCATGTTGACCCTGCAACAAGCCTGCCTACAGAAGGGTCTATTACTATAGTTTACGGGCGTAGCACAGACTCTGTGTTCGGGGAAGACTCTGTCGCGACCCATACATTTAATCTAAATGGGGCGCAATTAACTACTCCTAGTTCGGATGTCTCTAGTATCAAATCTATTAGTTTTGAAGATGTCCCAAAGTCAGTTAAGGTCTGTTACGACTACCAAGCAGCGGGGGCTGATCCCGTAACGATCACACTAGCCGTAGTCAAAGGCGACGGCGTAGCCCGCTACCGTCGATTCCGGTTTAGTAATCCCTCCGCTGAGGTTAAGAATATAAAGCTTCTACTCAAGCGGGCATGGGAGCCAGTTCTTGTTCAAGACGATCTAATCTATCTAGGCAACCTAAACGCTATTAAACACGGCCTTTTGGGCATGCTAGCAGAGGACAATGCCGATTTAGAACGCGCTCAATATCACTGGACGATTTGCCAAAAGCTTCTGGACGAGGAGCTAGACGCCGCCAGAGGAGCCGCCAAACCACGAGTTTCTCTAGATCCGTCAGGATCTAGGTCCACCATCCCTAATATAATGTAAAATGTTTCAACACCTCACACACCCTATATCCGGCATCGTTGGTTCCGCTATTGCTTTCATGTCAACCCTACCTGAAAACCTAGATATGGGCATTAAACTGCTCTCGACTTTTCTCGGCTTGATTATCGCCGTCCTCTCTGCTATAACAGCAGTTGAAAAATTCAAAAACCGTAAGAAATGATTAATTATATCTTTGAAAACAAGGAGCAAATCTTTGGAATTGCTACCGCCATTATTGCAGCCGCGTCAGCTATCGCTGCTCTTACACCTACACCAGCAGACGACACGCTCGTTGGCAAAGCGTATAAAGTTATCGACTGGCTCGCGCTTAATGTGTTCAAGGCTAAAGACAAGTGATTAAACTGATCACCGAGCTGATCAAGGCATACGTAGCTATGCTTAACTGGAAAAGAAGGCGACATATTTATGAACTGGAAGACGAAATCGATTCTCTCGCTGCTGATGGTTCTCCTAACGCCAAGCTGCGTATCGAGAGGCTATCGCGACGCCTCCGCTTTGAACAGAAGTGCGCTCTACGATCCACCAACAGTGACCTTAATTGAAGGTGCTGAGTATCAGTTTAAAGAGGGAATCTTCGTCGGTGATGGCCAGAAGTTCCACAGTGATTACAGTTATCGTCGCGCAATTATTATCGGCAAATGAAGCCTAGTGAAATACTAGACAAGATCCTTGAATTGATAGCCGCCTACAAAGCGGCTAAAGCTTTGCGGCGAAAGAAAGTAAAGAAGCTAAAAAAAGTCGCTATTTGTGTCGGCCACAGCCGGATCGGTGATAAAGGAGCTAGCTCTGTCGGCGGTGTGGACGAGTGGACTTACAACAAGAAGGTCGCAGACCTGTTGCAGAACCACCTACGCCACCAAGGAATACAATCGGTTGTCTTTGACGACTACCCGTCAGAAAGCTACAGCCGCGCTATGGACTGGATTGCACAGAGCGTAGCAAAAGAAAAGTGCGACATCGCCATCGAGCTGCACTTCAACAGCTACTCTAGCTCGAAAGCAGAGGGCTACGAGTATCTCTACTACCACACCAGCAACAACGGACGCCGTTTAGCCGAGTGTTTTAGTAAAGCCCAATCGGAAACTTTCAAGGTGCAGAAAGATAGAGGCGTAAAAGCAATCGAGTCGAGCGGACGTGGGGCTGGATTCTTGCGGAGCGTCCCACCACCTGCCGTGATCTGCGAGCCTTTCTTCGGAAGTTCCCCGAAGGAATGGATTCTCTTTGACTCAAAGCACTCACTACTAGCCGACGTATATGCACAAGCGATTGTCGAATACTTTAACGCATGAAAAATTACCTGATAAGTGAAGAAATTAAAATCAGTCATGATCGCAGGCCAGCGAATCAAAATTCAAAAGACTGATCTAGATTCTTGTTACGGGCAATACCTACACGACAGAAAAACAATTCAACTCGATACCAGCTTATCTGATAAAGACCTTATACCGACCTTACGCCATGAAATGTTACACGCCGCCTTCCATATCTCCGGCATCTCGTTCTGCGAGAGCTTTCAGGAAGAAGCATGTATCCGTTGCATCGACGAGGTTTTCTTTCCGGCATACGAACGAATCCTTAAACGCTTGAAATGAAGAAGAGGAAGAAATCAAGAGTAAACGAGGCGGGCAACTACACGAAGCCCGCAATGCGGAAACGTTTGTTTAATTCAATCAAAGCCGGAACAAAAGGCGGTAGAGCTGGCCAGTGGTCAGCCCGCAAAGCACAACTACTAGCAGCACGATACAAGAAAAACGGAGGGGGATACAGAGACTAATCTACCTTTAAAATAGAAATTTATGAAAAAAACCCACACCAAAGAGGACTTTAAGCCTCACATTATGTATGACCCGAAAACGGGTAAAGCCTACCAAGCGAAAACCTACGAACAACATATGAACATGAAACAAAAAGGATACGGACACTCAAAGCCAGCGAGTAAACCCTCGACTAAGTCTTCTACTAAGAAGAAGGCTAAGAAGATCATCCGCAGACGCTCCGGTTACTAATGCCTAAGAAAGCTTCACAGAGATCTCTCGATAATTGGACACGGGAGAAATGGGGGACCAAATCCGGTAAGCCGTCTTTGAAGACAGGCGAGCGGTATTTGCCGAAGGCCGCGCGTGAAGCTTTGACGGACGAAGAATATGCCCGCACTAGCCGGAAGAAGCGGAAAGGTATGCGTAAAGGCAAGCAGCACGTTAAGCAACCTAAAAAGATTGCGGAGAAGACTGCTAAGTATCGGAGCAAAAAAAGGCTCTTGAAGAAGGCACGGAAAAAAGCGCGTAAGCGCAAATCATGAGTCGTTTCATACTCTACAAACCTACACCAGAAGATGTCGCTGAAGCGTGCCGGAGATCTGACGCCTTAGGAAATCTCAGGACATCGTTCACTAACGGTAAAGGAAACATGACTGGCTTCTTAGGTGAGGTCGCTTTTGAAAAAACTTTTAAACAGTTCGACTACGTAGGAGATAAGTCTTACACTCACGACTACGAATACAAAGGTCTCAAGGTTGACGTTAAGGCTAAGAGCTGCAACACACCCCCTAAGTTAAATTACAATGCCTCTGTAGTCAGGACTAAGTTCAGCAAGTTTGAGGCCGACGTATACTTCTTCATGCGCGTCCACAAAGGTCTGCGAAAGGTATGGCTTTGCGGGTGGTCCCCTAAGAAATCCATCATCCACAAAAAACGATTCAACGAAAGAGGTGAGCGTGACGCAGACGGATTTAGATTCAAAGCTGATGGCTACAATATCGAGATCAAGAGAACTCGTCGGCCAGACGCTTTCGAGTCACTGCTCCTCCGGCGGTAGGCAGTTATGGTGGATGTGACCCGTCTTTTTATAGACGGGCCTTATACCGTTAGGAGCGACAAAATCTACAAACTCACTGAGTGGAGCATCTAAGTAAGCATCTATAACAGACGGGTCACCCCCAATTTGCTCTAGAATTTGTCTGAGTTCCATCCAAAACTCACCGCAGAGTTCTTGCCTCCTGATCTGAAGATCTTCGTTTGTCATCCGCTGTATAAGCTATATCGTAAATCTCACTCAGGTCAATGCTCCACAATTTACCTCCGCCTTGTCCTTGAGAAATAACGGGTCGGATCTTTTTATTGACTCGGCTCGCCTCTTCAAGAGTTATCATCCCCCTTCGACAAAACTCCAGATTACGAGAAGAACCTACGTCACGCCCATTATTCAATTCGTGGAGCGCCACTTGAAACTCAGTGAGAGTCCCACTCCATAGGTCCAAGTCAGGGTAAACTTCACGGCAACGCTTGGCGAAGAACTCGACTAGCTCTGCAATCGAACTACGGCTGCTGTTATCATAAGCGGCATCGGCAATGGTAGGCTCGATGTATGACTTAACTCCGAACCGCCCAACGTCTTCAACTTCTTTAGGGATCTTCCAGTCGAGTAGGAACTTACCAAAGTGCGGCAGTTCTTGTTCGATGGTAGCTTCTAACTGGGCGTTAGGTGGGAATGATGTTGTAGAGGAGTCAGCAATCAATAAGGCCATAAGCTTATCACGGTTACTGGTATCCAAAGAAGGAATCACTGACAACGAGTTAGCGTCCATGTTCAGAGACAAGATAACTCGGCCTGTCCAAGGAATCGACATAGCGTCTGCATACTTGGCCATATATTCGACTCTCGGATTAGCTACCGCACGCTTGAGCAACTCAGTCGCACGTCTCTGATCTTGAAAGCTAGCTGCTGAGGTAGTGTCATCAATAACCCAAGAGGCGACACGACCTAAGTCTTTGTTAAACTTCGTCTGACCTGACAGATAATCAGACGCATCAGAGAAACCCCCGACGAGTCCGCTGATAATTTTGTTCGACAGTAGCGACTTGCCGCGACCTGTCGGCCCGACCAGCAGCAGAGCTTGTCCCTGTAAAGGAACCCTATCCAAGACCGCAGTGTAAAAACGCTGCATCCAAGAGTAAAAATAATCTAGGGCTGGGTTCTTTGAGCTATCTACAAATAGCTGATTGAACCATTGATAGAGGAACGGCCACTTTGACGGGTCACCGTCACCGTCAGGGTGAACTGGAACTAGGTTAGAGCAGTTGAGAATCCGGCTAGCGTTGTAAGATACGATGCGCTCGTTTGAGAACACGACAGGAGCGATCTCGTCAATCCGGTTGTTGTTACTAACTGTCAAGAGAGCTTCTTCTACTTCACTGATTGCCCTTCCTCTTCTAACTCTTACAGAGAAGCCAGCTTGCCTAAGCTCAAGAAGGAGTTGTTCCTTCGGAATCGAGACTGCGTTCCCGTAGAGCAGCTTGAAAAAGGTCTTACCATTAAACCAGTATTCGTCGAGGAGGTTAGCCAGCTTCTTGGTCTCATAGTCTTTGACGAATGAACTACCAAAGATTTCTGACCAACTCATGAATCCTTTACCAGCTCTGTCTGAATAACAGACAATACCATCTTCTACAACCTGACAACCGTCACGGTCAATACCGTCGTCAATCCAGAACAGTGGTCCTCTGGCTCCTACTTCAAATTCACCGAACCACCGATTCGGGAATCGGGATTCAACTTCAGAGGCGACCACATCTAAAGGAATTGATGTGTCAGAAGACTCTGGTGGCTTAGACGATACCGCCTTCGACAGGCAAGCGTGGGTTACTTGAGAAGTGATCTGCTCTCCTGTTTTTATCCAGTCTTCTCCTAACTCAAAATATTGATTAGGGCGTAGTGAAGTTTTATCAAAGCCCGCAAAAAGCTTATCCATTTTTATAGCCTTGTTCATGTAGTTCATAAACGACTCATACATAGATGGGTCTATAGGCATCGGCGTATCAAACTCCCACACTAATCGAAGGTATCCACTTTCTGTTCTACTAGCCCACGTAGGTAATGGGCTTGCCAGACACACTTTCTCAAGCTTGCTTTCAAAACTCACCCAATCAATTGGGGAGTCGTAATCAGCTACTACTCCATGAATCTTATGAACAGGATTGTCATTACTAACTCGTTTGGAAGGCGCACGTCCTTCAACACAAGAATAGAAAACGTGGTCGGTAGTGTTGTTACTACACCATTCGCGGTAGTCTGCTTTGTTCTTAAAGTTAGGTTTGGGTAGCTTCAGGTTATGAAGTTTACTCGTCTTCTCTGCTTTACTGTCGCGTAGGTTACGCAAATATCTGTAGGTCATTATTTTTGGTATTGGGTTAGAATTTCTCCCTCTGCATCCAGAGGAATATCGCTAATCCACTCAGGAGGAGTGGACATAATTTGGGTAATTTTTTGTAAGGTCTCTTCGGCTTTATCTTCATCACACTCGCAGATTACTTCATCATGAACGTGGAAGATAATATTTATGTCAGCCTTGTCGATCTCTAACATCATGAAACTGAAAATATCTCTGGCCAAAGCCTGTGAGAGATTCTCAGCGAGGACTCCACCCCATAGTTTCATGATGCGTTTTTGGCCATTTCGGTTAATACTGGAGACAAACTGGATTCGTCCTTGGGCCAGAGTCTTGCGAAGATTACCGTAGTTAAGAGACCTTCCTGACGGAAGCGTCAGAGATAGGCGACCAGCATTATACGCTTTATCGACTTCCTTGTCTAGTTTCTTCCAGTAGCGGGGAACCTTCGCAATCTTTTTCCGGTATAGATCGACCGCGTCTTGAGCTTCTTGCTGAGGCATATCATACATCTCAGCAAACCGTTTAGCCCCTGCACCGTAGCCGCAGCCTAATACGAGAGCCTTAACTTTGTGTCTCAGCTTGGCGTCTTCCTTCTTCAGGACTCCCCTATCTTCAGACCACAAGCCGAACTGGATTGCGAACGCTTCGTAGATATCATCTGATTTTTCAATAGCGTCCATTGTCTCTCGGTCACCAGACAGCCAGCACAGCGTACGGACTTCGATCTGCGAGAGGTCAACAACGACTAGCTTCTTACCTTCAGGAGCAGTAATCAAGTTACGCATGTTGACTCCGAACATACCCTCTCTAGGCAAATTCTGGAGGTTCAGGTTCCCGCCGCTCCCGCTAAAGCGTCCAGTGTGTCCTCCAAAATACATAATGCCGCCGTAGTATCGGTTGTCTGGCATAGTAGCGTGATCAAAACTTTCCAGCTTTTTCTTAATCGTGTTGATGCGTCGCCAGTTCGTTACGGCCTCGATCCATTTGTATTTGTGTCCGTGCGCGAGTATCCATCTCTGGGCATCAACATCAGTTTTAGCGAGAGAAGCAGGAGGCTCGATGCCGAGCTGAATGCAGTGTTCATCAAATGCTTTCCGGCTCAGTAGAGGTTTTTCGTCAGCCCAAGGAATCGACTTCTCAGTTTCAAAGATGAGTTCATTGATTGTCTCCTTGGCCTTACGTAAAGCATCCACATCGATTGGTATCCCTCTCTGGACGATACGTCGGTTGATAACGCTGATGTCCCGCTCAAACTGAGACCACTTACACTCATAAGCCTTCCATAGACGGAGACAGAGAACAGAATCTTTGATGGCGTATTCTTCTACTTCCTTCTGGAACTCCTTAGTCATACCAGTCCACGTCTTACCGGACATGTTATCACGGGTAGATTTGGAGATCTCTAAGTCGAAGGCTTCAGCCGTTGAGTTCTTCAATGATCTTGGCAGACCCACAGCAGCAGCCATGTCTGCGGTGCAGTGCCATTCGGCGGGTTCTACTTTAGGCCACCAACCATAGTTAATGCCGTAGAGGTAAAGTGTTTCATCAAATGATGCGTTATGGGACAGGACAATATTGCCGTTAAGCATTGGCCAGTCAAAATCTTCAGGGTGGCCAACCCATTCGTATCCATCATCTCCGACGACACTCACCATATAAGCGTCGAAGTCGTAATGAGAAAAGTATCCTAACGGTCCGAGCTTTCGGATAGAGCAGTGCTTATCATAGTAAGTTTCAAAATCTAAGGCGTATGTATTCATATAAGTTTATTTGTGGGCAGAAAAAGCCCACCGCAAAGGGAAATGTTGGAAAACTCTGCGGCGGGCTTGCTTTCTAACGACTATTCTTTCGATTCCAAATCTAATTCAGTCTGCTCACCAGTAACATGCTGGAGAGCTTCCCGAACTACCCTCAACTTTCTCAAGTTGGCTCCGACTTGGGAGAGCTGATCCTCGACTTCAGCGATCATGCCGTCGAGCATCGTGATCTCTTCGAGAAGGAGATCGCGGGTTTTTTGTTCTTTCTCTTCGTCAGTCATAACTAAGCTCCGAGAAAGTTTTTAACAAATGCGGTAACAGCTTCATCGGCTTCTTCCTTAGTCACGGTAAGTGACGGATTAAACCAAGTGTATTTACCCTTACTAAGTTCTTCAGAGACGAAGTTCCATACTTTGCTATGGATAGTAATTCCAGACTGAAGAGCGGCGAATGTCGCAAGACGCTTGTAGGTTGAACGGTATGCGTTCTTACCTACATTAATCTTACCCAACGCATAGTTGTGGTCGCCGATAGGTAACTGAAACGCCTCGTCGTTTTCACTACCTTCAGGCTGACGCATGAGGAGAGTGATCTCGGCGAACTCGGTCATATCCCACTCTGACTCTGCTGCAATAGCGTCAGACTCAGATTTAGACCAAGCGATACGGGGGATGTCCTCTTCATCGAAGGGGATGTTCTCCCGCCAGCCCTTCTGGGCAGCGACAGTGATCGTCTTAACCGGAGTGTCCGGTGGAGCGACCTCGTATGTCTTGTCGAAAAGAATCGATCCAACTGGAGCGTCAGACTGAGACATCTTTTGACAGACATTAATACGTGGAATCTCGATGTCCTCTACGTCGATTTCGATTCCGCTTACGTTGGTGGAGAGACCAGTGTTGGTCTCGGCAGCAACGACTTCTTGGGTTTTGGTTTTAGCCATAATATCAATTATTGTTTTGGTTTATTGAGTCGCGACACTGTGTCGTTCGTCGGATGTTTCAACGATTCCTGCATCTTCGCATTCGTCGAGGAAAGGTTGTTTGCTATCGGCTCCCGCTTTCTTGGCAACCTTGGCGAGCGGGATATTAACTTGATCTAGTAACGTGTCGAGATCTATTCCATGTTTTTCTGCAATTTTTACAAAAGTAGCATTGTCAGAGATTTTTCGGGTCCGCCCCATCGAGCGTAGTTTAAGTCCATCAAGCTGCTCACCGTCTTTAAGAGCGTCGAGTGTTTTACGTTTAATAGACGCTGACCAGTTCTCAACAATCTTCGCGATGTTAAATAGCTCAGAGAGTCTAGCTGGATTGTCCACGTCAGTAGGATCAATGTCCGGCAACGTGGTATCAAGTTTCTTAGCTACGCTGATAACGAGTCCACCTAATGCAGGACAAGTATCTTCGTGCTTACAGAATCGGCAATACTGAGTCGGAGTGCATTCCTCCAGCTCCGGTGTGCCGGACTCCCATTTAGGTCGGATCTTTTCGCCTGCCGTTATAACACGGCTAAGATCCTCGACTAAAGTAGGGAGATCGCCTCGCGTAAACGTGTGGTGAAGGGTCGCATTATGCTGCGGCACGTAAAACGCGAAAACGATCTCTTGAATGTCTGGGTACTTCTGGAAGGCTCCAGTCGTATAGGCTTTGGCTTGCCAGTTCTTCTCTGGCGGATCAATAATACTGATTCCGGTTTTATAATCGGCCATGACTGCTCGGTCACCTCCTTTAAGGATAAGGAATCGATCACAGGTTCCCCATGTCTCAGTACCATCTAGGGCAACCTCAACCTGAATCTCGTTTAGCTCCTCAGAGACGTCCCCAAAGTTATCCATGAAATCCTGCTCCATTTGAACGATCTGTTCATAGATATCATGTTCCTGTTCGGTGTGGAGGGCAGAAGGGTCAAAAACTTCTAGGGCCTCGTGGATTCTGGTCCCCATTTCGGCTGCCGCTGACGTCCCGTCGCGACCTTGATAACCAGCACAAGCGGCTACATATTTCAGGCTCGATGGTGAGAACTCCGCGTGGCCCCTGCTTTGGTGGTCTGGTTGGTTCATAGCTTTGTTGTTTAATTATTTTTAAGTTTCGTTCGACGATAAAAAGCATGGAGTGCCATCTCCCCACCACGCGCCAATTTGATTATAGTAGAAAAACTCCTCCGCTTCGTCTCTACTCATTTCATCGGATTCTAGTTTACGAAGAACTCTGTCCTTGCTGTAACACAGGATAGGGTTTTGCCCAAACCTTTCGACAACTCCGACGAGGCAGTCATCGTATCCGTCCATCAACAGCATTTCATGCTCGTCGGGATCAAAGCCAGCACAGGCGGCTACATATTTCAGGCTCGATGGTGAGAACTCCGCGTGGCCCCTATCGCTATGGTTTGGTTGTTCGCTCATGGGTCGATTCTTTTATGTGCGTTACCTCACGCTGGATATAATCACGTTTCTTGATTGTCCGGTCAATTTTGTGGTTTAGCATGTAGATCTCATCCTCAAGTAATTTGAGGCGAATCTTTTCTGCATCTGATAGGTATTTAGTGCTTTCGTTCATTTTGTTTTATTGGTGAAGTGTTTCTAGATTTTCTGACTTCTGATCTATGACTCTCATAACGTGTTCTTCAATTGAGTCACTAGCAACCAGAATTTTCTGGATGGCGTCAGATTTAGCTCCGTTGCGGTGTATGCGCCCTAATGCTTGTAAGTGATCCTTGACATTGAAGGTCGGTGATATCAACGAGATCCGTTGGCGGTTGCCGTTGATATCGTGCAACGAGATGCCCGTTCCTCCTGCTGCGATGTTAACTACAATGACGTGTTCTTTATCTTCTTGGAAGTCGTCAATTACCTGCTGCCTTTCTGCGGTAGTCTGTCCTCCTAAAATAGCTGGGCATTCAAGTAGTTGTTGGAGTGTTGAAGCTGTTTCGGAAAAATTAACGAAGAGAACAACACTATGGCCTTGCTCAACGTAATCTTTAGCCATATCAGCCATGTCTTTAGCTTTGAGCGACTCCGCTAATTGACGTGCGCGTAACAGATTAACGAGAACCCAATCACTATCTTCGACGGTTCCATTCTCTAAAAGATTAGTCACGATCTCCGGTGTGATGTCCAGATCTTTATAAGCCTTAGCAATCTTAGCGGCAGACCCAAAGGCAACAGGCTCGATGAACACTCGGTTATCTTTAAAAGAATCTGGGAAATCGTCCACCGTAAGACGTTTAACATTCTTCCCATACATGACCTTATTAAGGTCATTAAGTTTTGTTTTACGGCGCAACTCCCACGCATTCCATTGATTTTGAGTGCAACCGAATTTCATCATCCAGCTAAACCAGCTTTTAAGTTCCCCTTCAGGTTTGTTTAAGCTATGTAGGCCCAATGCGTAACCTATCGGTCGCATCTCAGTAGGGTCTTCGGCAGCGGTCGCACTCATGGCGTGGACAGAGTAGCCTTGAGTGACGAGAGAAATAAGTAGCTGCGCGTTTTGAGTATATGGTCCTTTGCACTTATGGACCTCATCGACTAGCACTAGTGTATCTTCAGGCAGATACCAAGACATAATCTTCTTCCCGCGCTTAGACATCCACTCTGTCTTTCCGGTCCTGATCTTCTCGTAGTTAAGAACGAACAGAGGCTTCATACCGCACTCAGCGAGTTCGCGTTCCCAAGATGGGATCACTGCCTTCGGGCAGATGACTGCGACTGGCTTCTTGAGAATTTTGGCAAGGTGGCAAGCTACGATGGTCTTGCCAGTTCCGACGTGACTCGTATCTAACGAGTTAAGTCCTAGTTTATGCTTTGCTAAAAAGAAGTCGAAAGCTTCTTGCTGCTTGGGATATAGTTTCTTCATATTGTCTATGGACAGACAAATAATTGAAGCAACTAGCTATGTCCAGAAAAAGTTCAACTTTTTCTCCCACCCCAAATATACTGAGCAATAAGATAGGCGTCGATCATACCGTCGTGAGGTTTTTTACACCTCTTGTTTGCAAGCCAGTTCTCTTCTGGCGCGAGTGAATCAGCCAATGCTAAAGCTGCTTCTTTGGTTTTTCCTTTAGGAGTCCGACCAAGCATATGCTTCTGCCACTTATGGACGCTCACACGTAGGACTGAGTAATCGTGTGACTCAGCCATACCTATTAGCTTACCAAAGCTAATAGCCATTGATCTAACAGCTTGGCTGCTTTTTGCATGGGCTAATGGTTCTTCGATTGCGAGATCGAATGGTGTATTAAAATCGAGGAGCCACTGGTTGATGGAACGGATGTCAATTTCTTTCTTCTTCGACATTTGAAGAGTCGGCATACGAATCTTGTCGATGATGCCACCATCAAATTTAGATATAGCGCAAAGTCCGCCATCGAGTCCGTTGTCGATCCCGACGATCATCAAGATTTTTCAGGACAATAGAGATTGTCACACTCCCCACCAGAAACTGGATTGCTGCAAGTGCCGCACTCACGCTCCTCACTTAGTAAAGCTTTCGCGAGAATCGAATAGTTCACGAGATCTTCACAGGCATCATCTACTGACTCACCTGCTACTTTTAACTCACCGTCATTCACGAACGATTTAATCCGCATCAACTTATCTTGCATTCTCAACAAGAGTCCGGTGACAGGATGGAGGCCAAGTGATTTAGCAGTCTTGAAATTGGCGAGTGCATCGACAGTGTTCTCACCACCGCAGTAGTCAGAGTTTTTTGCTCGCATAATTTCGAGCGTTTTCTTGCACGTCGATTCGTGAAGACGGAATAGGGTTTCTGGTTTCATTATTTTGCTGGGATTGAATCTCCTCTGACTAGAAGGCCGTCGCCCTCAGCTGGAACTAAGACTCTGATCCCTTTCGGCAGAGACTGCAAGTAGAATACTTCGCGGGCTGTTGAAGGCTTCACGCGATACCAAAGGCCGTCAGCGGTATCGACGGGGAAACGGAAGTCCGCCCCCTCGTCAATTCGGGTAATAAACTTCGGCCCTACCTCTGGCTCACGATCTTGGAACATTGTAAGGGTATTAAATCTCGTTTCCGGTCTCCGCGTCAATCGTTTTTTTCTGCCTGACCGCGCCTCCACCTTTATCTGCTTTAGAGTTGTTCAGTATAGATATGTCGATCTGCATTTTACTACTACCGCCACCAGTCTTAGCGTTGAGTCCTAAGTTACGCCTGATGAGCTGGTCTAGTTCTGACATCTCCCTAATCGTTCTAGGCCCGCGTAACCCCTTCATCGAGTCACGTAGAAGTTTAATTCCAGCAGCTGCGATGTAGTGTTGGTATTTATCAGCGGGCGAGTTCTGTGCTTCAGCGATTTCGTTGAGGGTCACGTCCTCTTCTTTAGATGCTCGAAACCGCTCCTCTACAATTGCTGAACTTATGGTGTCATTGAAGTGTTCTTCAACATCTTCTTTTAGTTGGTCTTTATCTTGGCCTTTATCGTGGATTAAATTTCCCAGCACTTTACCTTCTACTGTGTCCCCGTTCATCTTAGCGGCGACTCCGTGTTTCTTTAACCACTTACGTATTGTATTGCGGTGGACCCCAATGTGTTGACCAATCGCACTATTACTGTAACCTTCTTTGTTAAGGCGCAAGGCTTCAGCCTCGCACTCTCGTATAGGTTTTTCAGACATCGATTTAATTATGCCGTCAGAAGCAGACAAACGCAAGCGCGTTCTAGAGCCGCGCATCGACCCACAATCTAAGCAGATGGACGTAGGTGGTCTAATGATTCAACCTACTAGCACGCTGACCGCTCTATTATATGGGTTCGCTCATCACCCTAATAATAAAGCTAAAGAGTTCTACTTCTGGCGGATATGCGACGAACTTTGGAATCGCGAAGAACTACCAGAGCCGATGATGGTTCGCCATCCTTGGGCCGAAAAGATGATTCGAGCTGCTCTAAAAGATAAATATCTGGCTATCGGTGGCTCCGCCAGTAGTGGTAAATCACACACGATGGCCGCGTGGGGTATTGTCCAATGGCTCTGCCAGCCTCGTGACACACTAGTCCTGATGACCTCTACCACGTTACGGGAAGCGCGAAAAAGGATATGGGGTTCCGTTATGTCTTTGTTGTCCGTGATCGATGGTGCGCCAATCAAGATTCGGGATTCAATCGGAAACGCAGCGTATGTCGATGAGAACGGCACGCTTATCGAACGGGCTGGTCTTTCTTTGATTGCAGCGGAGAAATCCAAAACACGCGAGGCAGTTGGCAGATTCATAGGAATTAAGCAGAAGCGGGTAATTATGATTGGTGATGAACTTTCAGAACTTTCTGAAAGTATATTGCAGGCTGGTCTGACTAACCTTTCTAAGAACCCGTTCTTCCAGATGATTGGAATGTCTAACCCGAATAGCCGATTCGACGCTTTTGGCGTGTGGTCAGAGCCGAAGAAGGGCTGGGAAGCCATCGATACGCAGACTGCTGATGAGTGGAAAACTAAGTGGGGTGGTAAGTATATAAGACTAGATGGTGAGCGAAGCCCAAATATATTATTAGGAGAAGAAAAATATCCTTGGCTCCCGACCGCTGCCAAGCTGGAAGAGGACCGACTATTGTTAGGGCCAGAGTCAAGAGGCTACATGCGAATGGTCAGGGCCGTTTTCTTCGACAGCGACGAGACAACCGGAATCTACTCTGAGGCTGAGATGGCTAAAAGTGGCGCTTTAGGTGACGTAGATTGGGTAGAAAAACCGACGATTATCGCAGGATGTGACCCCGCGTTCACGACAGGCGGAGACCGTACGATCTTATACACCGCTGAGGTTGGTTACGCTCGAAACGGTCAGTATGTATGCAAATTGGGAGAGGCCATACACCTCAATGATGATGCCTCAAATAAAGCGGTTCCGCGCACCTACCAGATTGTTCATCAAATTATCGACCACTGCAAACGGAGAGATATATCTGCTAGTAATCTAGCTATTGACTCCACTGGTGCAGGTGCGCCTTTCTGTGATGTATTAGCTGGCGAGTGGGAGAGTTCATTCATGCGCGTTACTTTTGGCGGTAAAGCATCCGACAAACGAGTCAGTATGAACAGTCAACTTACAGGTGAAGAACTCTACACTAATAGAGTGTCAGAACTCTGGTTCGTCGGTAAGGAGCTAATGCGGACGCGCCAGATCTACGGAATCTCGTCGGATTTAGCCAAAGAGATGTGCGCCAGAAACTACGATATGGTGAAAACTGGTTCCCTTAAAGTGAAGATCGAATCAAAATTAGAGTTCAAAGCTAGGTTCGGTCGTAGTCCTGACTTGGCTGATGCCGCATTTCTTGCGCTCGATTGCGCTCGCCAGCGTATGGGACTCGTGGCTGTTGATCCACCGAAAGACGAAGATGGTAAAGGGTTCAGGAAACAGGTTTCGATTAAGAGTTTGAGTGGTGCGCTTAATAATCCCGATTCGTCGCTACTCGCCTAAAAAACTTTTTCCTTAGACCGTTAGTTCTATAATATATATATTATAGAACTAAGGGTAAGACAGAAAAGTTTTTTAGGCGGGTGCCGCAGCAGACCCTCCGTTGACAGTTTCGTTGAATTCTGGTAGTTTATGTCGCGTGGCGACTAAACGATTCAAACGCTTGCCGTCTGGGCGAATCCAGTATCATGGCGAGACTTATGCTGGTTTTAATAAACCTAAGCGCGCGCCTAAAGGATCGAAGAAAAAATTTGTCGTTTTAGGTAAAGAGGGCGAGAAAATAAAGAAAGTTGGCTTCGGCCACCGCGACTACAGTGATTTCACGAAACATAAGAACCCTAAGCGTAGAGCTAATTTCCGCGCTAGGCACAACTGCAAAACTGCAAAAGACAAAACAACGGCTAGATACTGGGCCTGTAAGAAACTTTGGTAACCATGACTGAGAGACAAAAAAAAGAGGCTGCTAAACGCCTTGCTCAAGGAAAGCCTCAAGGATTAGGGCAGACCGGAGGATTACAAAATTCGGAGGAAGAGAAGAATCGCAGAGAAAACTTTGGTAAAACCGGAGGATTACAAAATTCGGAGGCAGAGAAGAATCGCAGAGAAAACTTTGGTAAAACCGGAGGATTACAAAATTCGGAGGAAGAGAAGAAGCGCAGCGAAAACTTTGGTGAAACCGGAGGATTAGGTGATTCTGGTGGCTTAGGTGAAGTAGGCCCGATTGGAGCTACTGGTGCTGTAGGCGCACCCGCAGAAGAACCTGTTATGGACGCTTACGACAAAGGCTTCCAAGCTTTAGATCAAGCAGGCGTAGAAAAAAAGGGAGACTACGAAAGAGATCTTTTGGAACTAGGGCAGCTACGTAAGCAAACGATAGCTGATACCTCAATGCCGCAAGAAGAAAAGAGTAAACTTCTCGGTGACATTGCACAACAACCCGCAATGCAGAAGAAGCAGGCAAGGGTAGGTTTGATGGAAGAAGCCAAAAAGCTATCTAAAGGTGGTATGCTAGATGAAGCCGCACAAGAAAAACTCTTTGAAAAAGGTGAGTCAGGCAAAGCTAACCTCACTAAAGATGAGATGAAGAAAGCTTTCTCAAGAGAAGATTTGATTAAAGATAGAGCAACTGAGAAAGAACTAGGTTACCTTCAGAGGTTTGAAGGGAAACTAGGTGGTGGGTTAGGTGCTTATGATCAGAAAGTTAGACTCGCCCAGCAAGATAGAGCAGCTGGGAAACCTTTCGTAGCACGTAATTCTTTGACTGGAGCAGCAGGTGAAAGCCGATCAATCACTAGCCCTGAAACTCTTATGATTAATAAAGCTGCCCGAATGGCTCGGCTAGCTAAACGTAAGGGGCTTAAAGTTGATGCTCTTGTAAATCCATTACTAGCACAAGCAGGCCAGATGGGTAAGAATCGACCTTCAATTACTTCTCAATCCGACAGACAACGAGACGTTCTACAGTCTATGGCTTCAGCCGAACGTGCTGAAAAGACTCGGTCTCTCTTGGACGACATCCTACGGTCATACAAAAAGTCTCCTAAACCTTATGAGCAAGTGAAACAATACGGGAACGTTTAACCTAAATACTTTAGACAATGGATATCGCTCAGGAAATGGAAGCTTTGAAGATGCAGGACATCTTCAGGGGAGGTTTAGACGCTGCACAGCAAATGCAGTATCAAAGAGAAGTTGAGATGCCCGAACAAGAGCATCTCGCTAAGATGGCGAGTGCAGCTATGCGGGCTGAGAGTGTAAGAATATCGCAAGAGACCCAGAATTTTCAGCTAGAAGAACTTCGTCGTAAGGCTAAGAACGAAGCCGAAGCTCACCAAATGATTCCTGATTTCGTGGACGCTCAACTAGGTCTCGCGAATGATCCTTCTAAAGATGCGTTTGAAAAAACACAAGGTATCGCTGCAATCTACGCGCAGCTACCGCCCTCCGCCCTCACTAACCCCGCAGTTACTGCGGTGTTTGGAGCAGCTAATAGCATGGCCCAAGCTCAGTTTAATTCAGAGAAATACAAGAACGAGCAGAAGGAGAAGCAGCAGAGACTTCAACTGGCTCAAGACAATAAGCGTGAGGCAGAAAACCAAAAAATCATGGAGGCTTACGCTAAGTCTGGTAATGTCAAAGCACTTGAAGAGATGTTGACTAGCCAACCCTCTGAACTAGGTAACGCTTACCTCAGCATAGCGGGCGACGCTAAGAAGAGGGCGCAACTAGCACAAGCTGAGAAGACCGCAGAGCAGAGAGAAGAAGAAGAGAAAGCTCGCTTCGATGTAAATATGGCGAACAAGAAGCTGCTAGATAGTATGGAGATTGGTGAAGGCGATGACATTGATTACGCCGATGCGGCTAAAACTGATTCTCAGTGGCAGACAATCAACACTATGCTAGAAAACCAATACGGTATTGATCCTTCGCAGTTCAATACTCCTTTTGAAGCGAGGAGAAGAGCATTAAGGGCCGCTATATTAGCAATGGGAGGAACCTCAGCTGTCACAGAAAGCGCAGCAAGCAAAATTTCAGGCTCTATGGGCCGTTAAACACAACACTACATCACCCTAAAATAACTCAGCTATGACTGAATTCCAAGATTACTCAGATTGGGTAAAGCAAAGACCTGTCTCTACAGATAGCACCCAAAACAAGGTAGACTACTCAAACTACCTCCGTAAAACCCACCTCGACTCCGACGACTATTCTCTAGAGGTCGAGAACTCAATCCAGAACGAGCTTTACGGTAGTTTAGTTTCGTCAGGAGACATTGAAGAAGGTGATATAGATGCGTTTAGTTCTCTCACTACTCCTCAAGCGATATCTTCAGAGGCTAAAATGGATATCATCCAGTCTCGCATCAACCCGAAAAGCTCTAGCTGGCAGGCGATCACTGCTTATAAGACTGCGGAAGCTGATGGCCTACCACCGGAAGAAGTCCAAAGGTTAAAAACCAACGCAGGGTTTATCGCTGATCGGGAGTATGACTCCATGAAGAGGCAGATGGTTCGCAACGGCGAGCTAGCCTTCGCTGCTTTTACTAACCTTGACGGAAGCCGTGAGATTGTAGCGGGCGACGCGGCTATTGGATCTAACCTCAGTGATGCTTTGAAAGCTTCTAAGATGGGAGAGGTCACTTTATCCGACGCGCTTGCTGCTCAACAGCAGATGACTCCTGCATTTGGAACTAAGGTTCCCGCCTTCAAGGCTTCTCGTTATAATCAAGCTTCAGCTATTATGTCTGAGTTGATTAGGGGTGATGAGAAAACCAACACCCTCTTACAAGCACACGCAGAACTTCGTGCTGGCGAAGAGGATGAAGGCTTCATGGACCAAGCAGCCAATGTAGTTAATGCGTTTGGTGATGCGTTTGTTGGTATCTTCTCTTCTGAGAAACGGGAGCAGAACTCTGCGATGTTTAGAGCGAAGGATGTGACACGCGATGAAGCAGTCGCAGACATGATGCTCCGTGTCAACAGCTCAAACGCTTTGCCGGAAGGTGAAGAGTTTACTGCTCAAGAGATTGGGGCAGCTTTTGACCACGCGGTCCTCGAACGTGCGACAGCACAAAACATGTTTGACCAGTATACTGGTGAAGACGCTGGACGTAACCTCCGCATCTCTTCGACGGGTATGCCAATCATGGCGAGCGACGTTCTCGCAAACGAAGATCTCTTCAACGATACTGTTAAAGGATCTACTCTTGATGATAACCAGAAAGATTTTCTTAGGCAGACCCGCACGTCAGTCCTTACTGACCGCTTTGAGGATTACTCTGAGATGTTTAAGCGTAGTGCTGTTGACGACCAGTGGAGCCAAGCATTAATCGAAGGAGCCAACCAAGGTAAGAAGAATCATGAGATCTTGAATGACTTCTTGAAGGACGAAGACAACTACAGCCTCGTTACCCAACGATCTAAAGGAATCGCGTGGTCCCTTGTGAACTCTATCGGGACTTTGGCAGCAGCCATTCCAGCAGCAGCAGGTAACAAGATGGCTACTGACTACTTAGCTGACGTTGCTCAGAAGAATTCTGACAGGCAGCAGATTGCTCGTCTCTTTGGGCAGGAGTATGGATATGCTGGCGAGATTGGTGAGACTCTTGCTCCTATGGTCACGGATATCTCGGCTACTGCCTTCCTTTCAGCCGGAACTTTCGGGACAGGAGGAGCTGCTTACGTTGCAGCGAAGTCTGGTTCCGTTGCAGTGGCTAAGACAGTCACTAAATCTTACGTCAACCACGTAGTTAAGAGTGTTCCAAGGTCTGTATTCAGAATCAAAGGAGCTAAGTATCAAGGTAAACTCTCTGACGCGATTAACATCGCAGTTAAAGAAGGCCACGGTGACCTGACGATGGATGTCTTGAAAACATTCAACAGCGAAATCGTCCGTAAAGCAGGTATTTCAAGTGCTGCTGCTATTCCGGCGGCAACTCGATCAAGTGCTGCTACCTATGGGGCGATCACCAATGCTCTTAGGTCTGATACAGATATGTCAGACGAAGAGATTCGCGACAAAGCTTTAGGAGCAGGCATGATGAGTGGAGCCATCACCGGAATTATTACTGGTGGATTCTCAGCACTCGGCAGGGGCGGTCTTGATGACGCCCTGCTTCGCGGGATGACTTTCCGCGATATGACTTCAGTGGTCGGCAAGATGTCGAACGTCACGAACAAAACTAACCTTGATGCAAATGTTAAAGCGGCTCTTAAAAAGAGCATCGCAGAGTCTGCTAAGAAAGCGGGCATGGCTTCAGCGGCTATAACAAAGAGGTCTAGACGAAATATATCCAGAGCGGCAGATGTTGTTAAAGCAATAGGGCGTGACGCTGGTAACGAAGCTGTCGAAGAAGGTCTAGACGAGTTTGTAAACTCGTTCGTCGAAGATGCCGCATTGGATCAGGACACTCCAATGTTTGAAAGATTGGGACAGACGTTCCACGCAGCTGTGTTAGGTGGAGCGTTGGGAGCAGGTGCGCCTGCTGTCCAGCGTTTTGGTAGGTCTTTGCGTCAGAAGAGAGGAGTCAACTTATCACAGGTTGATAGGATGGTTTCTGACGTTGCCCAGAGTGCGTCGAAAAACCTAAAGGATAATAATAGCCCCGTTTCAGCGGCTGTACTTGAAAGGATTTTCAGGACTCCTATGCGTGAGATGGTAGCTGCGCCTGAAGTTACAGAAGCTGCGCCTGAAGTTACAGAAGCTGCGCCTGAAGTTACAGAAGCTGCGCCTGAAGTTACAGAAGCTGCGCCTGAAGTTACAGAAGCTGCGCCTGAAGTTACAGAAGCTGCACCCGAAGTTACAGAAGCTGCACCCGAAGTTACAGAAGCTGCACCCGAAGTTACAGAAGCTGCACCTGAAGTGGAAGGTGATAGTAAGTTTGTAGAAGAAACACTAAGCGATCCTGATCAAACAAAGAGAGAGAGCAACAATGTTATCAACGAGCGAGCTGCAGAAAACTCAATAGTTCTAGAAGAACTTGATGATGATTTTTATGCGGACGAAGTTGTTGATTATCCCTCGATAGAAGAAAGAATCGTTCAGGAAGGTCAACAACAGCGAGAGGCTGAGCTGACTAAGATAGAGGCTCAGGAACTTAGAAAAATTGAAGCTGCCTTAGCTAAGGCAGAGTCAGCTCAAATCGAAGCTGAAGCCGAAGCGGCTCAGGCAACTCCTGAAGAGAAACCTGCTAAGGAGCAAGAAGCTAAGGAAGCAGCTAGAAATACAGCGATAGCTAAGAAAGCTGCTAAGAAAGCTGCTAAGAAAGCTGCTAAGAAAGCTGCTAGAAAGACAGCGATAGCTAAGAAAGCTGCTATAAAGACAGCGACAGCTAAGAAAGCAGCTAAGAAGACAACTAAGAAAGCTGCTAAGAAAATTAAGTTACAGAACCGGAAGGTTCGGAAGGCTAGAGATCCATTCTACACCACTCCCGAATCTAAGTCTTCGGTAGACTTCTACAATGAGAAAGCTTTCTTGTCGAAGAACATCAAAACAGAAGATGTTACCGACGAAGATGGTAAGATCACTCTGTCTACAAATGAACGGGAAGTAGCTGATCAAGTTCTCGATCTCGTTGTCCGAGGTTTTCCAGTGTCCTTTGCTACTCAATCTACGTATGGCGTTGACCTTTCAAACCATAACAGGCGCGACGTATCCGAGGCTCTAGCTAGAAAAATCTACGACCGCTTCCCCGTCCTTGAACCTACTGATAAGGCAAAAGCTTCGCTTGAGACATTCTCTACTAAGAGTAAAAAGGTGATGCACTATAATCCTAAAACAGGAAAGAGATCATCATTGGCTGTTAAAGGGTTACTAACTAGAGACGGAGCTGGGGTCTTCAACAACGATCCTGTTACTATGTTGGAGATGTTGTCGAGGAACATACCCATCACTATACCAAAAGAGTATAGAGATAGTGTATTGTTGAACCCTTCTTTCAGAGATGGATTCGATGTAAAGACAGGGAAACTACACACGATTGTAGCTCCCCACAAAAAATACCCATCTCAAAATGTTTCTCTATTAAAAGAGATCCGATACACGGAGCTTGCATACAACTTTGATAGGGCTAGAAGGCTGTCTCAAATCAAGTTTATCAGACCGGATGAAAAGTTTATCCTACCTTTAGGTGTTTCTGTAACCGACAGACAAACAGGGAAACCAATCACCGCGTCTGATAAGACTCAGCAGAAGTTTGCAGACGCCATAAGTCCTGTCGCAGCTTTCGTTAAAAAAGTCACACCACCGTCAAAAGATGCCAAAGCTATGGATAGGGCGGTAAAAACAATTAGAGGACTACTTTACTCTTCTAAGAGATCTTCTTTTGATCGCCTTGATATCGAGACCAACTTTAGTATCCCGTCAGTAGTTAATGAGGCTGAAAACGAATACGAACTTCTACTTAACTTATTCAAGATACGTCAGGATATTTTAACCGATAATGATAAACAATCTAAAGGTAAGAAAATCGAAGATCTAACTCCCGCCCAAGTAAGTCGTGGGGTAAAGGCTCTGCTCAGTAGGGTGGACTTCGATGAAAGTGTTAAAAAAGGAGATCGCATAGAGGCACTGTCCGACATGTTAGCTGGGTTTGGTCTTAAAGACTTCAACGCCTATGCTCCAGAGCAGAACGTCAAAAACTTTCTAAAGAATGATGTGGTTAACAACCAAGCATTTATAAAGACAGGCTCGATGCCTGACTTCATGACGCTCATCCGCCAATCGATTGATAGATACATTGGCCAAAGCATCAGCCGAGATAGTGCTAGGGTCGCGAGTCAAGCTGTTTCTTTGGAAGAGATAACGGAAGCAGGCTACGATCCATCGACTGGATCACTTGATGGATTAGACGCCATACTTGGCGCGGAAGAACCTGAACTTCTGTCTTTCGATTCAGATGCTATGTCAGAAGTTTTCAAAGACACAGTGGAGGCAGCGGTCACTGAGGTTGAAGTTAATCCAGAAGTCCGGCAGCAATTAGAACAGCTCTACATAGACATTGGCAACAACAGTAGCCAAGAAGCTATAGACGAAGTCCCGAATTTGCCTACAGAGTTTCTTATTGATTCGATTGCTCATAAGATTAGACAGGCTGGTTATGACAGCCCGATGGCTCTCGACGCACTAGAATTCAAAAGGCAGATTGAACAGAGCTTACTACCCTCTGCGGAAAAGCTCAAAGATCTCTTAGAAACAGTTTATTACCCTGACGCTAAAGTTCTTAATACAGGTAAGCTGATTACTAAGGGCGATGTCACTAGCAATACTATTGCTTTCGCCAACTTCCGTAGAAGAGAAGACGCTCGCATAAGTGGTGTCCCTAGTGATGTATCTCTTTTCGATTTCGTAACGTCTAGAGAAGAGAAACAGAAACTCACAGATAGAGGTAAGATCATAGTCGCGAAAAGAGACATAGCGAAGGAAGACGAATTTGTCCGCCTTGCTCTTGCCCTTCCTGAAAAAGCACAGGAGCTTTTAGCTAAGTCGGCTCCTGCAAAAGCAGTCCGAAAAGCTTTCTTAGAAGGAAAGACTGTTCCGGTAGATGGCCTAACTAAAGAAGCTATTGACCTGATTAAAGGTAACAAGAAGTTCTACAAGTTAAGTCCCGAAGACCAGACAGTAGTTCGTAATCTCCGGTCCAAGCTTATCGACCCTGATGCCAGTAAAGCCGAAAAGAAAAATGTCTCGTCTAGAATTGAGACGGAGGTTGCTAAAGGGGTGGATGAAGCTGAGAGGAAGGACAATGAGAGAAAGATCTATGGAACTACCTTAGATAAACTTAGTCCTGAAGATAGAGAGTCGCTCATTGAAATCGTTGAGGATCTTGAAAGCACTACCGATCCTCTAGAAAGGGCGGAGCTAAGTGATGAAGCTATGATGATTGTTGGTCGGGCTAACAACCACGCTTCACAGAACTCAGCGTCACAAGCGGCGACTCCGATGGAGCGCCAGTTGATGCGAGCAGATAACCTAGCGGAGATCGAAAGACTTGGGCTTGAGCATAATAGTCCTGAGACAGTTATCGCTGCACTCAAGACTATATCCGCTGAGTCAGATAACCCATCACATAAGTTAGTAGCTGACCTTCTTTTAGAAGATGAGTCTTTCATCAGCACTGTAGACTTCTACATTGTAGATAGCCCAGAGGACTACGCCGGACAGTATGCTTATCGTAATGATGGGACTCATCGGGTAGCAATCAATATCGATACAGGCAACAAGCTCGGACTTGAGAACGTCCTGCTTGAGGAATATGTCCACGCATTCTTGTCTGACGTAACTAAATCAAATACCGATCAGAGATCTGATCAACAGAACGCCGCTGTCGAAAGACTCAACCGGATCTACAAGCTGGCAGAGAAACAGTATCGCGCCAGTGGTATTAAAGATCCTATGCTTGAAGACGCCTTCGTAGATTTCGACGAGTTCTTAGCTAAGTTCTTATTGTCACCTAAGCTTCAAGCTAGCATCAAGTTACTGGAAGCTCCTGCTGATCAACGTGGTTTCTTCAAGAGGATCATTGATTCTATCTTGTCCATGTTCCGAAAGCGTAAGGTATCAAAGACTGAAGCTGTTGAATATGGTAAGGCTCTACAGGATGTCATCGACCTAACCAAGTCTTCTACCTTAGCACAACGCCCTCCTCTTACACAAGAAGCCGCACGAGTTGCTGAAGATACAGGAAGAGTTATTACGAAAGTTCAAGAGAAGATCATCGAACAACAGGAGCAGCGGGAGAGCCGCATGACATCTGAGGAAGCGGTTGATGATACTGTAGAAGATACCGCCTCTGATGAGCCAGTCACTTTCGAGTCTGAGAATAGGCGTAAGATCGAGGAAGTCGAAGCCCACTTGCGGAGTAGGACTCCAAGAGGTCTGTCTCTACAGGAATCTAGTCTAATGGATGAAGGAGGTATTGCTCGGTTGAACCAAGGCAATTTTAATTCGGACGGGATACAGATAGTTGAGTTTGACTTTGAAGCTTTTGAGGTCGCGACTAGAGGAATGGATATGATTGGAGCTAAGGTCTACGCAGAGAAACTTCTACTGCATGAGACGATCCACTCTGCTTCCTATAACGCTCTTACCGTCGAAGAGATTACTAAGCTAGAGGAGTCCATCTCAGATAGTGACTACGCCTCTATTGCTGAGACATACTTCAGAACCGATGAGGCAATCGCAGAAGCGAAGGCGAAACTCGAAAGCGATAACGTGGAGGAAGTTGCCCTCATCAAGAGGCAACTCGCTGAGGAGTATCTCCGTATGAACTCGGAGCGTGTGCTGTCTGGAACAACAACTGAAGAGGATGCTGAGTTCTGGTCGTCTGACCCCTCTCTCCTTAGAATAATTGCACGATACTTCAGGTCGATGTTCGCTCGATTGGCAAACCGCAGGAGAGCTGAGAAAGGCTCAGGTGTTTTAGACGAGATGCTTATCCGTATTCACGATGAGGTCATCCTCATCCAGAACGGTTATGTTCATTACGATCCTTCGACGGAGTTCAACACTGACGACCCTGAAGAATCTTTAAATAAGTTCAATGAGATATTGAAGCGAGACATCGGTTCAGGACAGCCAGAAGGAGTAGCTCTTCAAGCTAAAGTCGGGGCATCCTCCGCAAGTGATGTAGACTTCTCTAATATTCCAAAGCTGCTTGAGCTTTCGATGGTGGAGTTCAAGACTTACAAATCTCCAAAGACTTGGTTCGCTAGGAACTTCAAAGGTGACGTTGACCTACCTATCAGAAGGATCATGGAGCAGCGCGCTGAGTTTGAGAGAGCATCAACTCGTGTCTTGAAAACATTCCACACGGAATTCAACAAGATCATCGAAAGAGATTTCGGTGAGATGACTCAGGAGTTGAGTGATAAGATTAATCTAGCTCAAGGTTATTCTCCCGTCAGCCTCGTTAAAGAAAAATCCTACAGAGAGATTGAGGAAGAACATCGCCTTACAGTAAGGCAGTTAAAGAATGATGACTCGCTCACCGACGCTCAAAAGGAAGAACAGAAACAAGAATCCAGAGACCGTAGAGATCGGCTGCAAGTGAAGGCTGAGACAAAAGCCATCGCAGAACATCAACAGGCCGTTGACAAAGCACTGGATGATATCAGAAAAATATCTCCAGACCTCGCTGCTAAGATCACTCTGATGCGTGAGGAACTTATCCGACCTATTCAGAAGATCATGACTGAAGACGGTTCAGGTCTATCGAAAGAGCTTAGGGCTAGAATTGACAGGACTGGTGGTATCTATCTTACGAGACAGTATAAGATCTTCAACGATCCGACATACGCTCAGAAGGTTCTGGAAGATCCTGACTTCCAGACCGCTCGTGAGTTCGCTATCGAATACTTCACGAACCAGATGGGACTCTCAAAGGATGAAGCTACTGAAGCCATGAGGGTGTTCGTGCAACAGTATGACACTGGACTCCAAGGAAGTGGGACTCCCCTCACTAAGTCTTATAAGAAGATCATGAAGAACCTTTCACGCCGGAAGGATCTACCGATTGCACTTAGAAATCTTATGGGTGAGTATGGTTTAGAAGAGTCTACTAAAGGAGAGCCAGCCACCAACCTCCTGCTTAGAACCTTTGCTACCGTGTCCACACTAGCGGCACAACAGAAGTTCAGAAGTAACATTGTTAAGTGGGGTGATGAAAGTAATTCAATCGTCAGTAAAGAAAAGAGAGACGCAGACCCAGCTAAATTTGGAGACTATGTTCTCTTACTTGATCCTAAGACAGCAGTCAAAGGTGATCCACTGGCTGGTATGTATGCCGCAGCTGATACAGTTAAAGACTTGCGGGATATGCTCACACCTTCGCCGATAGGAATTGATTCCTCATCTGCTGGTAAGACCGTAGAGGGTATGGCTAAAGTGATGCAGAACCTAACGGGTAAGTCGATGCTGTTCAAGACACTCGGCTCCGTTGGTTTCTACGTCCGTAACATCTTAGGAAACGTATTGTTCTTCGGACCTGCTCAAGGTGTGTCGCTCTCAACAATGGGCAGGACTGCGGCGGATTCTTGGAAGTCTATTATTGGTGTAATGAATCCCGACCAGATAGACGCGGAGCTTACTGAGATGACAGCTTTAGGTGTATTTGGTGACGAGCTTCGTGCTGGTATGATCAAGGAGTTACTCGACGGTAAGAATGAAACCTTCCTCGATAAGCTCAACAACATCCTCGACAAGGTTCCTGACGATAAAGCATCAGGAGCCAAGGGGGCTATCGCCAAGACTGGTAAGGGTTTTAAATCACTAGAGGAAGCACTCATGAGATTGTCCTCTAACGTAGATGGGGTATACAAAATCCAATACTACAAGCACGAGTTGGGTGTCCTGATGGAGGCTAGAGAGAAGTATCCCGACACGAGAATATTTGGTAAAGGGTCGAAGAAATTTAAAGATGCAACAGACGAGCAACTCAAGCGCATGGCAGCTGACAAGGTTAAGCGGACTGCCCAGTCACTGAGCCAAGCCCCACCGATCATTAGCAAGCTATCGAAGTCTAGCTACGGTATGCTCTTTGCTCCGTTCATCCGATTCAAAACTGAAATTCCGCGTATCGTGTTCAATACATACGAGCTGGCGAAGGAAGAAATGGCTAGCGATAACCCATTGATAAAAGCTAGAGGTAAGCGGAGACGTATCGCCATGACATCAATGGTAGGTGGGTTATCATTAGGAGTACCTTCTGCGCTCGCCCTGCTTGTGCTGGGGATTGGTAACGATGAAGACGAAGCACTTAGGAAGTCGATGCCATCCTACTTGAGGGGGCATTCGTTCTTCTTCTTTAGGTGGTTTGGCGAACTAAAATCAATCGACCTGACTTACGTCAACCCATTCAGCATCATGGCTGATCCAGTTGCACGCGGCGTTCAGGAACTAACAAGAGGCAATATCGACGGTGCCGTAGGGGCATTCCTGAAGGGAGCCTTCTTCGACCAATACCTCGATGAACAGATCCTTGCAGGTGCTGTTCAAGATGCAATGGATAACCGAGATGCCAAGACAGACAGGCCGATCTCCATCGACAAGGTGGACGGGTTCTCTGTCGCGTTCGCTAAGAGGTTAGGCTACGTCGTGGACACAGCTTACAATCCCCGCCTGATTAGTGATGCATGGGACGCATACAAAGCTATGGGGACAGACTGGGATAAGGTTAGCGACTCTCCTGTTGGTGAGTTCTTCGATGGCACTTTACCATTCAGAATCCACGATGTGGATGAGGAAGCTCAGTTCCGTAGGTTCATCCGAGACCACAAGGATCGGGTGAATGAAGTGAAGTCTAAAAAGTATCGCATGTATAGCGACCAGCCCATCAGTGAAGATGACATCCGCGACATCTACAACGATGAAGCAGATGATCTAATCACATTGAACAAGGAAATGTATACCGTGATGCAAGGATTCAAAGGTCTAGGCATCGAGGACAGGGAACAGTTCAACGTGATGAAAGGTGCGGGAATCGGGAAGGATAAAGCAAGACTCCTTAGAGTCGGCATATCAGATAGACTAACCCCCAATGTCGGGTTCCTTGAAGGACTCCAACAGAGGGGGCTAGCTGATCGTATCTCTCCTATGCTAGAAGAGAAGAACAAGAGGGCTAGGTATCACAGACTAGACGACTGATCCTCTTCAGCCTCAGCCTGTATCTTATCGACACGGTCAAGGATATTACGAACAGTCCTGCACAAGGCGGGGCTGTTCTGTATTTCCTCTTGCACTATTTTAACGGCGTGTATCACAGCCGTGTGGTTCTTGTATCCGATTAGATTACTCAGAGTAGTATAAGAAAAGCCCAGCTTATCTCTCACTAAGGCGACTGAGATCCGCCGAGGCGCAACATACATCATGTCCCTAGAGTTAGTAAACAACTCAATGGGGTGCGTCAGGTTATACTCTTTCGCTGTCTCACTTAGGATGGCCCTAACGTGATCACGAACGTAAGTCGGCTGACCTTTGAGCCTCTTGATCTTAGTCTCGAAGAGGGCATCAAGATACTTTTTGGAATATTTCTTCTCGCTCATCTGTTTAGTTTAGCTTTCTTATCTGCACGTTCTTTCATCTTACGGAAGCGGCGGTCTTCAGTCTTGATCGCATTCAAGTAGAGGATCACAACGGTTAAGGGCATCAACAATATGATACCGATTATTTGTAGGTAGTCCATGTTACTGTGAGTCTACGTATTGTTTGATTGTCATTGGTTTATTTGTTCTTTGGTTAAATGTTTACTCGCTTGCTCGGTGGCAGGAGGTGCATAAAAAGATAACGTCCAAGCGGTTCTCTTCGGCATAACCTTTGTGGTGGTGTGCTTCGATTCGCATGTGTGATCCCCCACACTTGGTGCAAGCTTTAGGTCTCACAAGAACTCCCTTCCTTATAGCACGGCGGACAGCTTCATGCGCTTTCTTCTGCTCAGGTTTAGTCTTCCTTGTTTCTCGCATCCTGTCAGCGTAGATGCCTTTCTTTTTTTTGTAGTCTCTACGTTGGGCGGCACGCTTACAGTCTCGGCACTGCGTCTGCAATCCGTCTGGCTTGCAAGCGTCCATGTTGAAGTCGCTCTCAAGCAGCTCCTGCTTACAGCCGGAGCATAGTTTCATACTGGTCTCCTGTTCCATACTAATACTTTGGTTCAATACATTGACGGGCGTAGTCCACATCACACTGGCGGATCTTACCTTTAACGGTAGCACGTAACGTCCTACGGTGGGCAGGAGTCAGTCGCTTGTGCTTGTTCATATAGCGGAGCGCATCAGGGTGGGGGTCCACCCACATCCAGTTACGTTTTAGTCCGCCGTCTTCAACGTAACAACTAGTCAGGCTCAGTAGTCCTGCCCGAACGAGGGGGATGTCACTCTCCCTTACGTCATCCGATTGTGTCCCCTCTGCGAGGGCCAGTATTCTTTTCTCGTCTGCTTTCATCGGTCTATTGTTTGCAAATTCCCGCCACGTTTTCTTGGACACACCGCTTCAAAGCGTGGAGATGCTCACACATCTCAGCCTTGTATGCCTCTGCTTCTCCCTCACCGTCTCCTTCCTTCACGTAATGGTTACGAGGGTGGAAGCTCTCAAATGGGAACTTGTTACAGGCTTCCTCTAACGCACTGTTAAAGGCGACCCACTCTTTCACGAGGCTATTCTTAGACGAGCCGTTCATGTGGATTACAGGCACGCCTGCATTATCATTTGTCATATCAGTTTCTTTCATTGGTTTATTTCTACTAGGTGTTAGTTCATTCCAACACCGCCTAAGGCTATGGCCCGAAGACCATAGCCCATGGCGGGGCTAGTGACTGAGGTTGAACGGGTTCTCTGGTGGTCCATGACACACGAAGAACCAGTCCTTCACTTCATCATGCTCATCCTCTACAAGCTTACCAATCCATGAGAAGATGTTCGCTTGTGGTGTCCCCCTCTGCACGACAGTCGAGGCTATCTTCACAGCAGGCTTGAGCTTGCGGTGGAACTCAGTGTAAGACACACGCTCTTTGTTCGCGGCGATCAACGAGTTGAATGCCTTCAACACAAGACGCTTGTCCTTCTCGGACAGCTTCTTGATCTGAGATACACGATACTGGGTGCATTTAATTTGACCGTTTACAATCATACCAACTTAGCATTAAGGGATTCAACAAGGACACGACGGCCAGCCTCAATAGAGGACTCATCAGCAGACAACAGGTAGTCAGCGAACCGTGTCTTGTGCTTGGCAGCAGTGCCATACTCACTTGAGTATGCCTTGCTAGCATTCGACGTGCGGACCCCAACACCTTCACCACTAGTCCAATACTCAGTGGCCCCATTCAAGACATCATACCATGTCTCACCACGGTTCCCCCTACCATCGAATGCGAGATCCGTGATACCGGATACGGTGTTCATGGTGCGGGCTGAGAACTTCTCAGTCTTCATGGCATCCTTCAAGAAGTAACCTGCCACGATGGCAACAACGTCCTGCTTGGCCACCTTCTGTGCAGCGAGGATCTCCATCGCTTCGATATGCTTACGCTGTCCTTCAATCAGACCAGCGATACTCTTCGAGAGGTCAGCACACTTCACATCCACGTCCCCACGATGGGTGACCTTCAGATTAATGAAGCCCTTCTCATTGGAGAGAGCCTGCATGATTGAGTTCTTACACACAAGACGGAGGCCAGACAGGAAGACCCGAAGAGCTTCCCCGTTGTGACCACTCGTCACGTTCAGGTAGGTGTTATGCTTGTCACCATTCACATCATACTCACCCATCTTGTAACTCATGAAGAACATCTTCAGGTTGTTGAGGGTTCCCATCGACGACAACGTGGAGTCACAGTCAGTCTTCCTCAACGCTTTGCTGACTGCCTTAGCAATCACCTCGTTGAGGATGACTGAATACTTATCCGTTGCCATGTGCAACGGGATGCGCCTATCGTCCGGCGTCCTCGCTATGAGAGCGCGCTGCTTAGGCAACGGGATTGTCAGACCGTCCAACGTAGCGTGGACACGGGCCTTCTCTATCGGGTGGAACACACCGTGACGCTTGGCATCACGAGGAGTTATGAACTCACCCTCCGACTCTACCTCAAGTCCGTGATACATTTTGTATTCACTTCCTTGCGGAACGAGGACGGTGTCGAGTTCATTGATGGCTTCTACTGTTGTATTTGTTTCCATTGTATTTGGTTCTTTCTATTTGGTTTTGGTTTTAGTTGGTGCTGAGACCATTCTCTCAGCTGGATTCATTGATAATAGGTTGATGATATCTTGTGTCAAATTTATTTTCTTTCCCCGTAGATACTAGCTTACAGCCGATTCGGATACCAGATTCAAGGTAAATGATTCGGGGTGCGGGGTAAAAAACTATTCTCTCTTACCCTTAGTTCTATAATATATATATTATAGAACTAACGGTCTGGAGAAAAAGTTTTTATATCGACATCTTGAACGTGGCATTCTTGAGTTTGTCTTCCAGCATCTCTTCAAGAGACTCACCCAACTCCTGCTTGACGTTGTATTCCATATCGTGGGCTATGCTATCCATGTCTATGTGTGATGCCACATCATCAACGTCCATAGCGTAAGCTACATCATCAGGATCTACTTCGACGTGCTTCGCCACATCGGCATCCCTGATATGCTCGGCGATGTATTTCTCATCTATGAACAGGGCTAGGTTTTCGTAATCAAGCACACCATCTGATAAGACGATGTTCTTGAGTTCATCTTTAAACAACCAGATCGCTACGTTACGGATCTTAGTTGCTACTGTCTTCTTCGTGTTGGCGATTGCCTTCTTTATTGCTTTCATTATTTCTTATTGCTTGGTTTGGGTCGTCAGTTTCAACGTGAAACAACGCACACCCTACAACGTCTATGCCTGTCGAGACATAGATGCTGTGTGGGTATGGGTTTCTACTAGTGGACACTAGTAAGTGCAGGCTCCACGACGAAGCCTGTCTCATCCTTCTTGGCCAGCCCCTTCTCAGTAAGGCCCACGACCACACCCTTCTTGTCGAGGAACCTAAGGTCTGTCTCGTCACCACTCACCACATCAAGTCCTAAGTATTTCTCAGGTAGCTGACCACGGAACACGACTGCCGTGTTCACTCCCATGTGGGCCAGCTTCTTGATCCAGTCGTCATTGGTAACTTCAGACCGTGAGTAGGTGAGGTGGTAGTTGCTAGGCCAGCAGCCACCCTTCAATCGATGGGATGCCTTAGCCCTAGACATTGACTTGGTGTAGTCATAGAAGGTCACATCAGGGAAGAGATCGAAGATTGTCTGGTCCCTCTTGTCGAAGAGGCTGGTCTTCTCACCTACCACAGTGAGCTTCTCCCATGAGATGTCCGATGTCAGGTTGAGTCGGAAGCATGGCTTGAGTCCGGCTCTCTTAGCTGACTTGATACTGGACCTGATCTCCTTGATCAGCTGTTCCATGAAGGCTTCACGATCTTCAAAGAACATCTTGGTCTTGTCGATGCGTGCTTGCTGCACTGTCTTCATGATGCCTCGGCCTGCTGTATTGAGGCAGGCTAAGGCACATCCCTTCGATGCATAAGGGCAGGTGTTGTATCCTGATATCTTGCTAGGGGCTAGGTGAATACCGTAAGTGCGGTATCCGATTGCTTCTCCCTTGATTGTCTTATTGTTTCCAGCGTTTAGTAGTTTCATTTTTCTTATTGGTTATTGGTTATTGGTTATTGGTTATTGGTTAGTCGTTGCGGTTTTCCCACCAGTCGGAAAACATAAGGTCTGCCCTCCACGTTGGGTTAATGATTGCTAGAGTTAATAATGTTACCAAGCTATCGGCGATCATGACCACCGCCAACAGCATGAGGTCGGCATTGCGTTGTTTGTTTATTCTTATTTTCATAGTTCAGTGTTATTGGTTTACTAGTGTCCACTAGTCGCATATCTGATCCAGTAGTGACTGGTTGATCTCGACCCACTCATCCGATGAGTGGTCTGTCCACTTGGTCCAGCGTGGGCGGATTCCGTTGACATCTTTGTAGATGTCATAATAGGCTTCCCATTCTGACGCTTGCTCATATTGCTCGACGGTCTCAAGACCGTAGTGGTCACACCATTCAGCGAGAGCCTCTGGATCTGTATACTTCACAGGAACAAACCAGAGGGAGTCTGGATTCTTAGCTCTTTTGGCTTCGTGTCCAGCCGCTCGCTTGGCTACGTGGTCTTGGATTTCTTTGCTTACTTTCATATTGTTTATTGTTTATTGGTTTACTAGTGGTCACTAGTTGTCTCGGTTGAGGGGGTCTAGGTTAAATAAAGCAGCCGTTTCATTAGTAACGAAAGGTGAGTCGTAATCACCAACACCCATTCCGTAACGGATACCTACGATCAGCTTGAAGCTACTTCCCGCAGTCAATACTCCGTCACCTCTCTCAGGGTATATACGATAGGCGTCTAGCTTATTGGACCTTGTGGAGTGATGGGATACCGTCTTCATGAGTAGCTCATGATTTATCTTGCCATATATTTCATACGTTATGGCACGAAAGAGTTCCCATAAGTCCAGAGGGACTGCTTCGGTGTAAGGTTGATACCAATGACTACCTTCCTCCCGTTTCTCGTGGCACTCTAGCTCGATACGGCGTTCCTCCTCCTGCTCCCGCTCCCAACGCTCTTCATCTTCGGCTTGTTCCAGTAATCGATTCGCTTCCTTACGGACCTTCTCCCTGTTCCAGTCTTGATCGTCACTAGCATGATACGTATCGAATCCGATGACCCACCTACCATCCTCCTCTTCGGAGTAGGTTAATCCATAATGGATATCAACCATTTGAAGTTTAGGATATGTCTTACCATACCACGGATGGCCTATAGGTAGGGACACGTAGCCATTGAATTCTCCATACCCCTTGACGGGGTTTGGACGGAGGAAGCTGAATGGCGGTATTGTGTTGTCGTTATTTGTTTGCATTGTTGTATTTGGTTTTGGTTTTACTAGTGGTCACTAGTATTCTTTAAGCTTTCTCTTCTGTCGATATGCCAACTTGGGAATTTAACTTTTGGCTCTAACTCTGCATATCCTAACTCTGTGAAATGCCCATGCAGCGTAATCGCTCCATGCAAACATATGGTAAACCAATGCTTTTTGTTATTATCCGAGTATTCAAAGTAGCAATCTGCTCTGCCACTCTCGCATTTAGTTATTCTGAAGGTCTTAGGGAAGACCTCCGTCAGGTTTTCTTTAGTCATTCTATTTTCTATTTCTACGTTTCTTTACTTCATTGACTGCCTCCATCACAAGGATGTAAAGGAAGACAGGCATCGATAATACGCTAGCGATTACTAGCATTACTTCCGGCCCCTTCATTCCTTGAAGGGACTCGCCAATTGTTTTTGCTATTTCGTTCATAGTCTATTTGGTTTACTAGTGGACACTAGTGCTTGCTGAGGTAGTCTTTAACCCAACGAGGTTCTTGTTTCGGCACGATAATATCTGCCATCTCTTTTAATTCTCGGACACTCACATTAGTGAGCGACGATAAGTTATACCAATGCGTTTCGGCAGATCGGCTGTTAACTCCATCAGCTAGGACACTAAAATCAGGAGATAGTTTCTTCATGGTGCAGAGTTCAGAGAACCCCCAGTAGGTTAACACTGCATTGCGACGGCTAAGGGACTCAAAGTCCACGGATGTTACATTATTCATATTCAGTTTTGGTTTTGGTTTACTAGTGGACACTAGTAGTCGGAGCATCTTCACTCCATTCTACCTACCAGTATGGTAAGCAGAAGGGAATGCGCCCCCTTTCGGGGGCTGACATTTCATTGCTTAGATCTTATGATATCTTCCAACGCTGCGAGAGCTTCCCGACGCGTTTTCTTTCCAGTGATTTGCTTCGCAGCTTTGAATGTGGCATTTCTTGAATGCCTCATTCCGAGCAACTCTAACTTCAATCCTGATCTAATGGTCAGGAGTCTCATCATTTCGATCTTCTCTTTTGTATCTGCTATCATGGTTTTAGTTGGGTTACTAGTGGTCACTAGTATTTATCCAATTGTGATCAGGGATTGAATGTCGTTCAATGATGACTGGACCTTAGCAGATGCCTCATCATCCGGCCCCATCTCTTCCAGCTTCGCTTTTACGCGGCGGAGGGTTTTCAGGATGTTAGCCAGTTCATCTTCAGCCTTCTTTTCTTTCGGTTCGACATACTCGCCCCAAAGCTCAGGATCTTTCTTGAACCTTCCCCAACATCCACCAGCACGGCTGTTGAGTTTCTTGGCGGAAATCTTCTCACCCTTCCAATCAAGGTAGAGCTTGTATGCTCCTAGCATATCGGCATTGAAGTCTGACCATTCCCATCCAGCGAGATAGCACATATTTGCAATCTCAGTGAAGTAAGGGCAAGCATTCGTGCTTCGCTTACTAGTGGCCACTAGTGCTTCAAAGATTGCCAAACTAGCAGCATTGTCTTCCCCTTCAGCTGTGAGGGTTTCCCATCGATTGAATAGGGTAAGGGATGCTTGGTCTATGCTATCAAACATAAGGTCGATGGCAGCGATTAGGTCATTTGCGGTTGTATTCTTTTTCATTGTATTGGTTTTATTGTTTCGGGCAGTGTTGCCCTTCACCTTTTCTGGGAGACAACGATCTTTTTCCTTATACCTACAAGGGTTATTGATCCAGACAGCCCCCCTTCGCCTAAGCCTTTAATCCGAAGGGTGAATCCTGATTCCCGTAACGCTATTCTTGATTCGTGGCTCGTGATTCGGGGTTCATTATTAATAGTCGCGCGCGAAGTAGATATACGCCACGGGTGGGGTCGGCTTTTTTTTTCGCGGCGCGCCGTGTACATATGTCTATTTAGAAAAAAATTGACGATGGTGCTTCGTTTAGTAGGATATAGGCATGCCGGAATACGACCCGAAGAAGAAAAAAGAGTATTACCAGAAACATCGAAAAGAGCGTCTAAGATACCAAAACGACTATTATGAGCGGACAAAAAGTCGGAGAGAGCGGGCTTTTGAGATTATGGAGGAACTGGAGCCTAGTCAGTTTTATTCATACAAAAAGCAGTTAAGTGACTACAACAGAGAGTATTACAAGAAAAACAAGTCTAGGATATTACGTAAACGAGCAGAGAGCCGGAGCAGAAAGTCAAAATAAAAACTTTTTTCCTAGACCGTTAGTTCTATAATATATATATTATAGAACTAAGGGTAAGACAGAAAAGTTTTTTTTCTGCCCTCTGGAGTTACTAACGTATTATACACATGAAGATACCGAAAGGATGGAAACAGATAGAGGGCGCGTCTAATTACGCGCTATCACCGGAAGGCTATATACATAGTATGAAGTCAGGAAAACCGATGTCTCGGAGGATACGAAACCATCGCTACTGGTCATCTGTGACGTGTGATGACGGTAAATACCGCCAAATTGCTCATGACGAGTTAAAGTTTTCGGTGCATGGGTTACCGGATGAAGAGATGAAGGTTGTAAAGGGTTATCCTGACTACAAAGTGACTCCGTATGGCGCGGTCTGGAAATACCGTAAGACACCCAGAAAGTATCGTAATAATCCATTTCTTGTGGAGACTAAAGACATAGGACGCAAAGAATATGTTAGGATATCTACCGAGGACGGCAGACGACATTGGGTCCGCATGGAGAAGATCATGGAGGTAGCATACCCAAATGATTGACATTGCCTGTCAATTCAATATACTCGCCAAGTATGTCAAACTTAATTGACTTAGACGGCCTCGACTTAGGGAGCCTTGATGAAAAGGGTAAACCTGTTGAAACACGTCTCAAGGATGTAAAAGCTGCTGTTGGTATCTTTGCAACTTTGCTCCGCGCTGATGAAAAGTCTGCTGTTAACCGTTCTCGGATCGACAGTATGTTCGACGGTGTTGCGCCTTACAGTCAATCACAATTAGCTTCTAGTGGTCAGGGACTCAAGACCAACTTGAACTTCGGCGAGGCGCAGCGTTTGTTAGACATCTCTCTTTCGGCCTACGTTGACCTATACAGCTCTTTGGAGAAGCTGGTGGAGGTAAAGGCTGCAACGGGCGAGAGAAGCGAGCAGGGGCCAAAGGAGGACATCGTAGCGGAGGAGCTTACAAACCTCTTTCGCCGCTGGCCAGAGTTTCACAGCAGTTACCTTCGCCTTTGCACACAGTTTATTAAGCACGGAGTTGGTATTGCTTACTTCGACTCGCCGGAAGACTGGAAGTTCCGTGTCGGCGGTTTCGCGGACATACTTATTCCACGTCAATCAACTGCTTCAGAAAATGGTATCGATATAGCTGTCGGTCGCCGCCAGTATCAACTACACGAGTTATATCACTTCATTAAGAACGAGAAGGCCGCTAAGGCGGTCGGCTGGAACGTAGAGGAAGTAAAAAGAGTCATGATGGAGAACGTCAAGACTTCGGGGCGTTCTTATACGTCTGGCAATAACTACTCTGATTATGAATCGTTGCAGGCAGAGATAAAAAACAATGATCTCTACACTGGCATTCAGAATCCCACCGTTGACGTGCTGCACTACTGGGTGCGCGAGATCGATGGTAGTGTAAGTCACTATATCTCCGCTGAGTCTAGTCCTAAAGATTTCCTCTACAAGAAGGTCAGTCGCTACGATACACCTGAACAGGCGTATATCTTCTTCACTTATGGAGTGGGTAGTAACGGCACTTATCATTCGATCAGAGGACTCGGCCAGCGGATCTTTGCTCATATTCAGACTAGTAACAGGCTTCGTTGTCAGCAGATCGACGGCGCGATGTTGGCGTCGGCTGTGATGATACAGCCTGAGAACCAGCGTTCGTTGGATGAACTCAGCTTTACTTTCTATGGCGCGTATGCCGTAATGTCACCTAACGTAAAGATTGTTGAGAAGGCTATTCCGAACTTAGGAACAGCTGTCCAACCAGCCTTACAGGATTTGACGCAACAGTTAAATCTAAACACCGACACGATGTCTCCGTATGGGCCGAATCAGACTTCGCCATACAAGAATAAGATGCAGGTTGTAGCGGACATGGATGTGGCTACACGGATTAGTGGTTCAACGCTAAACCTCTTCTACTCAAGTTGGACTCGCCTTATGCGCGAGATGGTCCGCCGTATTGTTCAGGTCAAGCGGCCTGATGCGGCGATTAAAGATTTCTTCGACCGTTGTGAGAAGCGAGGCGTGGAAAAAGAATTTATTAAGAAATTAGATGTCGCACAGACCAAAGCAGTTCGTTCCATTGGTAATGGATCGCACGCAAACAGACTCGTCTCGCTTCGCGAGCTTCAAGGAATTAGTGGCCAATTCGACGACGTTGGTCGCCGCAACCTTACTCGTGACATCGTTAGCACTCGTGTCGGTCACGACCTCGCGGATCGCTACGTTCCGGCGCAAGAAGACGACCGGAAAACGGTAGATACCAAGATTGCTTATCTTGAGAACCAGCAGTTGCAGCAAGGGCAGCAAGTTCCAGTTGTCTCTAGCGAGATGCATGGGCAGCACTTGCAGCTACACGTTCCGTTGTTGCAGCAGTTCATGCAATCGATCAACGAAGGGCAAGCTGATCCACAACAGGTTCTTCCGGCATTGCAGGCACTTTATCAGCATATTTCTGAGACCGCCCAATATGCCGCTGGCGATCCGGCACTACAGGCCGTAGTGTCCAACGCGAAACAGATTCTCCAATACGCTGAAGAAGCGATCAACAACACCATGAAGGCGTTGGAGAAGATCCAGAGAGAGCAGCAGCAAATTTCTCAAGAAGGGGGTGGACAACCCCAAGCGTCTGAGGTAGATATGAAGCTACAGAAGGCGCAAGTCGATATGCAGATTACGCAGCAGAAGGCTGAACTTGAGATGGCTATTAAGCAGAAGAAGTTCGACCAAGAGCAAGCGATCCGCGATGCCGAAGCCGCCTTGAAGTTTCGCGAACAAGAATAATGCCAGTTAAAAAGAAAGCCACAGTTCCAATTAAGTTGGAGCGTTGGTTCAACGATTTGAAGTCTGTTACGAGGCTACGGGAAATTATTGACGACCCTGCCTTGCAGCAAGCTATCGCAATTTTAAAAGAGGCATCTGGCCCAACGGTTACGTCGTTGGACGCAGACCCGCAAGCAAACAGCCATAAACTGGCTTGGTATGCGGGCTACAGAGACGCCTTTAATGATCTGGAGAAGCTGACTCATCAGCCCTCCACTACCAAAACTAACCAACCAGACGAATGGACGCACCTGTAGAATCAGCCGTAGAGGCCACTGAAGCCGTAGAAGCACCAACTAACATCGATGCTTTACCTGATGCCACTGAACCCCCGTCCTTTGAAGCCTCATTGGAAGCGGCGTTCGCTAACCTTGATCAAGAACCCGCAGAGCCAGTTATTGAAGATCCAGTTGCCGAAGATCCAGTTGCTGAAGAGCCAGTTGCTGAAGAGCCAGTTGCTGAAGAGCCAGTTGCCGAAGATCCAGTTGTTGAGGAATTGTCGGAAGAGGTTCAGGATACAGAGATACAGGACTCAAATGACCCAATTGAAAAATTGACTGAGGACATCGGAGATGAGTGGACTCCTAAAGCGGCTAATCGTTTTAAAGAACTCAAGACTGAGTTAAAGACGAATCGGTCAGAGTTGGAGCAGTTACGCCAACAGTCTAAGGAATACGAGTCAAAGATTCAGGAACTGACCGGACTCGCTGAGAGTAGAGATGTTGAGCAGCTACAAGAAAGGCTTGCTGAATATGAACAGCAGCAAGCTCTAACTAATCTGGAGCAGACTCCTGCCTACAAACAAATAGTATCAGAGCCGTTGGAGGCGCTAGTCGAGCAGGCTGACCAGATTGCGGATAAGTATGAAGTCGATTCTGATTCTTTGATTGATGTATTAGCGTTGGACGATCCTGAAGAACAGGAAGAACAACTTGGTGAGTTATTGCCGGATGCGAGTGATCGAGATAAAGCGAGGATCTTCCGAATCATGGAAGATATTGATCCGATCCTGAAGAGGCGTGAGAAACTTTATGAAAATGCTGACGCGGCGTTGGCGGAAGCTAAGAACCTTGAAGAGCAACAACAAGCAGCCGTAGCGGCAGAGCAGGCTCAATTGCGGCAGAATATTACAAGGAATGTCGTCGAAAGAGTCCAGCAAAAGTTACCCTTCCTTAAAGGAATCGAAGGTCTTGACATGTCCGCTATCCAGCAGAAGGCGTCGGATACTGACCCTACTGTCCTCCATCCTGTTGACCACGCCTACAATGCGGTCTCAGCCCAAGTGTTCCCAACGGTTGTTCGACAGTATCTTGAGATGAGAAAAGAAGTTGAGTCATTGACTGATCGCCTTGCTGAGTATGAAGATGCAGAGCCAGCGATGTCTGGTCAGACGAAAGCACCAGCAGCAAGCTCCGGCGTCCCTGAAAATGGTACCTTTGAAGAAAGAGTAGCGGCTGCTTTGGGTGCCGTGTGACCCCGTTGACAGATTGCCAGACAATGTTAATATGCGCTTATCAGTTGGGTTGCTCTAGCCTTAAATAGTTCTAAACGACTGGTAAAGCACATAGAAACTCAGGTTGCTCTAGCCATTGCATAGTTCTAAGAGGTTCGCCCTAAAACTCTTTAGTTTCCGACCACGTTGGCCGGAAGCGCAAACTCTTATTTATTTATTACAATGTCTACATTTAATTTGGGGTCTACGGGCCTCGCATCTGTCAATACAATCCTCGCTGAAGAAGCTAACCGCATCGGCAAGGACATCTACTCACGCACCCTCCACACCTCTCCTTGGTTGGACCTAACTAAGCAGGGAGCTTTCCCTGATGGTCAAGGTTACACCCAACAGACTTTGGTATATGATCGCGCTATCGCTACTACTACCGCTGGTGGTGGAACTGCTGGAGTAAACTGGTCTGATCTCGGCGGCTTGTTTGGTGGAAGTGGCCAAACTGCTGGAAACCTAGCTGCTGCAAAAGAAGCAGGTACTGCTGAAGATTTCCAAGGTGGTCGTGGTGATGGGCAAGATGCCTCTGACAACAACCCCACCGGAACCGACCGCCGCTCTTTTGTCCAGTTCGGAAAGAAGCTGAAGCCTTACTCATTGAAGCGTGCTGTTATCGAGTCTCCTAAGATTTCTTTGGAAGACCTCCGATTTGCTGCTCATCGTCAGGACCAGCTCCGCGCTATCATGAACATCATGACTGAGGTCACCCGTAACACTTGGGAGAACCGCTACCGTGATGAGTTTGAGCTTATTTCCGACAACCTCGTCCTTTGTAAGACCGCTGGAACAGTTATTACTGGGGCTAGAGAAGGTCTTACATTGACCGATCTTGATGTGGATGCAGGGAGTGACGGTAGCGACATCACTGGTAACATCTCTAACGCAATCTTGGATAAAGTTTACTTTAAGCAAGTTCGTGGCGGAGCTGGTGCAAATGCTTACGGTCGTGAGAACGGTCGTCCAGTATTTTCGGTTGTCCTTTCTTCTGAAGCGTCCTACGCGCTCCAGACTGAAGCCGGATTCCGTGATGACATTCGCTATAACAACTCTAAGGTAAGTGATCTTATTGCACCACTTGGTGTTGAAAAGTCCTTCCGTGGGTTCTACCACCTCATCGATGATATGGCTCCTCGCTATAACTTCAATGGTTCTACTGACAAACTTGAGAGGGTCGAGCCTTATACTGTTGCTGCTGGAGTTGCTACTCCAAATGCCGCTTATGAGACCGCGACTCACGAAGCCGCTTTCGTCCTTCACCCTGAAGTTTGTGAAGCCCTCATTCCTAATCCAATGAGTGGTTCTAACGGACTCAGCTTCGATCCTGTTAACTACCGTGGTAAGTTTGACTGGAAGAACATCGTTAGTGAGATCACCAACCCTGATGGAACCATTGGTTTCTTCCGTGGAGTTCTCGCCAGTGCTACTAAGCCGATCAAGACCGAGTTTGGTTTTGTAATCGTATATCTTCGCGGAGCAGCCGCAGGTGCCTAATATAGCCTAACACTTAACATGAACCCCGTTACCTGTCTCTAAAACGGGTAGCGGGGTTCTTTTTTACAGAAACAATTATTATGGCAAAATTATTAACGGCAGCTCAAATTTCAGAGCTAAAACGCCTAGCTGCGACTAACAAACCTTTGAGATCTGCTCTTCAGATAGCCCAATCGGGTCGTCCACAGGATCTTGGACCCGCTCAAAAAAAGCTACTGCAACAAGCCTTGAACATGAATCCTAAGGACTTTGCGTCAGCCGTTGAGTCTCGTTTAGGTTTAGGGTCTAAAGTGAGAAGCGCGGCGGATCTTCCTAAAGCACCCGCATCGACGCCAGCAGCAACACCCGCTAAAACCCCCTCTGCGGCGTCTAAGGCAGGTAGGGCTTCTAAAGTTCTCGAGAAAAAAGCTGGCGCGGCTTTAAAGGGGGCTGGAAAAGCGGCTAGTAAATATGTGGCTCCAGTAGCTGCTATTAGCGAAGGTATTAATGTGGCTAAACTTATTCTAGACGAAGAAAAACGTCAGGAAGCCAAAGACTATGTTGCTGATATGGAGGATGACAATATCCTCATGCGTGCTGGAAAAAGTTTACTCAGCCCTACTGACACTATATTTGGTGCAGGTTCCGCATTTTCTGACGCCATATCTAGTATGGGGGCGGGGCAACAAGCCTTGTATGATGCAGGGCAAATGAAGGAACGTCTTGCGACCCAACGTGCAGCGAACCAAGCTAAAGGTGAGGCACGAGAGTCCGCTTTAGGTGATGGTTTAAATGACGTGCAGATGAAGGAGCTTGAGAAAGCTGCTGTTAAAAGTCCTGAGTTATTGAAGGAATACGCAGCTATTCAAAGTCCTGAGCAAGCCAAAGCATTATATGATTCGGCCTTTGGGGACCCTGATCCTACAGCAGAAGAAGTTGTTGATCAAGGTCTAGCAGAGGTTGACGGAGGCATGGCAGGAGCTTTAAAAGCAGAAGCTGCGCGTCAAGCTAGTGTGGCAGAGGAAGCTAAAAAACCAGTAACAAGAGGCGACCTAGATCCTGACATGCAAGACATGATGGGGACTACGGGAGATGATCCTGATGATTACGACTTAGCTGGTGATGCAGAAGAACCAGAAACTGACTACACTGAAGAAGCTATTGGCCTGTTCAAGAACACCCACGCTACTGAGTTTGACCCTAAGTCCAGCATGGATAAAGGTAAGCTTGAAAAGATGAAAAAGCTACTTGCTAAACAAGGTGGTTTAGGAGATATGACTGCTAACCAGTTTGCTCTCCAAGTCTACCGCGACGAATAATGAACGAAGTTTATCAATCCGAAGATTCTCCTCAGCATGAAAATGCTGAGAAGGATCTGGAGATGATTCATCAGCAGCTTTCCAATGTGCAAGCTAATGTTGAAGCACTCCTGCAACAGTGTGGTTGTGGCTCGCCTAAGCTTTCAGAAGCGTGGGTTCAGTCAAAAGTGACTCTGGCTAATGATTATCTGGACACGGTTCATTCTTACGTCGTCAACGGCGGGGACGCCAAACCGGACGCTGGACAAAAAGATCCCGATAATGTAGGATTCGTCATCGCCGTAGAGAAGGCTATGACTGATGGCAGCAGCAAAACATAACATTACAGTAGGTCGCGGCGAAGATTTTTCGTTTACGTTAACGATAGCAGGAACGCCTGCTGTAAATTTGACAGGCGACACTTTTAAAGCAGAAGTTCGCCGTGATTCGGGGAAGCCTCTTGTTGCGACGTTTGCAGTAAGTATTACTAACGCCACAAACCCCGCCACTGTTTTGGTAAAGCTACCAAAAGTAGAGACGTTAAAATTAGATGGGAACGCCCGCTATAAGTGGGATTTATTCCGTATTGTAGATGGTGCTGCTGGCGGTGACCCTACAGGAGACACAGTCCGCCTAATCTATGGGGATCTTCAAGTAGAGAATAACATCACCGACTTCTAATGTCTTTAACAGTAAATGAGAATGAGTATGGATTAACCGTTAGTGAAACCCCCACGCACAGTCTAACTGTCAGTGGCACTAGCGCCCCGTTAACCATTGCTAGCGGTGATTTAACTTTAACGGTTAGTGACACACCTACTTCTCTGCTTACCGTTACCAGCTCGGCAGACCCGTCGATAACGGTTCAGGACAACAATATACTGCTAACTATTGACCAGTCTACGGGGTCATCCTCGTCGGCTAATCCTTTTAACCAGAGTTTAAATACGACGGACTCTCCGACCTTCGCCGCCATAACGGTTAGTGGGACGGTAGATGGTCGAGATCTCTCTGTAGACGGCACTAAGCTGGACGGGATAGCGGCTCAGGCCAACAAATACGTCCACCCTACCTACACGTCCCGTAGTATTAATACTAGTGGGGCGTCTGTATTAGATGAATTTACCTCTGATGTTGCGGGCCATGTAACTAATATCACGACTAGGACGCTGACTCTGGCTGACTTAGGGTATACCGGAGCTACAGACGCCAACAAATACGTCCTGCCGACATCGTTTACAGCGCGGAATATCAATACTAGTGGGGCGCACGTCTTAGATACGTTCACATCTGATACGTCGGGTCGTGTAACGGGGGTCACTACTAGGCCGTTATTGTTAGCTGATATCGGTTATACTGGAGCAACAAACGCCGATGTAACGCCGTCGTGGGTTCCTTCGACAAACCCTAACTATTTAACAGCAACGAGTACGGATTTAGACAGTCGCTACTATACAGAGCTTGAAACAAACCAGTTTTTAGCCTTAAAAGCCCCAATAGCTAGCCCTACTTTTACAGGGGTTCCAGCAGCCCCAACAGCAACAGCGGGGACAAACACAACTCAGCTCGCGACTACAGCTTTTGTAGGGACGGCTGTTGCTGGACTAGTTGATTCGGCTCCGCCTCTGTTAAACACACTTAACGAATTAGCAGAAGCGTTGGGTGACGATGCTAATTTCAGCACCACCATAGCGACTAGTATTTCTTTAAAAGCACCAATAGCTAGCCCTGTATTTACAGGTACGCCTACAGCGCCTAACTTAACTCTTACGGCTTTATCTCCTTACAGCGGCTCAGATGTAACCGCTTTGATGATTAAGAGTAACG